AGCCATGAATGGCATACTAATAATAACAGTAATATTATTATATATACTATTACTATACTTAATATCTATAGGGTGACCTATAGTATCACACTTCCTTAAGGAGTAGTTTGTTTATTGTTTTTGGTTAAGGTAAGTGATAACCAGTGAGAGGGGAGAACAGGGTGGATCTAACGGGGTTCACCTTTCTCCCTGATCATACAAATTTAAAATTATGAATCAATTAGAAAGAAATCAAGTAATACAAGGATTTAAGATCATTTGCTGGATTATTGTCAAGTGTATAGGCTTTGCTATAGGTGTAGCCGGGCTCTTGTACCTTATACTATCTATATTCACTCTATCAGCACACGCTCAATCATCTAATATAGAAGATAGATTTGGGTATCCTGATGGATATGAAAGAATATATAATGATACTTACAGTAAATTCCTGAGACAACATCCATTGAAAGACAATAACGTAGTTAAATACTTCAATGGCAAGAGAAAATATAATAATAATGTATGGGCAGCTGTATATGATTATGATATTGGACCAAGAAACTTACACCAATGTGCAGATGCAGTAATATATATGCGTGCAAGTTGGATGTATAGTGAAGGCAGAGGGGATGATATTGAATTAGTGGCCAGTGATGGCACTATTATGCCTTATAGAGACTGGCTCAAGGGTGTTATATGGACACCAGAGGGTAATGGTCTTAAGCAAGTGATGACAAAACCACGTAAAGATAACTGTGAAACATTCAGAAAGTATCTTGACCATGTATTTATATGGGCAGGTACGTATAGTTTACAAACATATGAGACTTATCAGGTAGATATCTATGATATTCAACCAGGTGATGTCTTTGTAGTAGGTGGATTTCCAGGACATGCAGTCAATGTAGTAGATGTTGGCGTTAATGAAGAGACTGGACATAAGTATTTTATATTAGCACAAAGCTATATGCCTGCACAGCAGAATCAAATACTACTTAATCCTGCTACAGGAGATGTATTCTATGAGTTATTTGACTTTATGACTGAAGTCAGAACACCAGACTGGACATTTCACGTAAATGACTTAAGAAGATGGCACTAAATGATGATGGCACAGTAACTTTACCGTTATCTACAGTGAAAAGTATGTTGAAGAGTATATATGCAGACGTTCATAACGTTGATGCAATCATAGATCTTACAGTATCTAATCTAGATCAGGACAATATAGGTTGGATATTTAAGCTCTTGCATCAAGAATCTGCATATATACCTTTGCATAAGGGTGACTATGTAAAATTTAAACCTAATCCTTATGATGAAGGTGATAAATTTCATGTAGATATCCTTATAGATATGGGTCTCTATGATAATGGGTACTGTTACGGTAAGATATTGAAGGACACATCATGGGGTAAAGGCTTTAATCCATATCATAAAGAGATGGTTGTACAAGCATTGTGGCATGATGAAGATAAAAAAGTTAAACATGAAGAAGTTAACTGTAAAACAATGATGCTTCAGCGTGTAAACAAATTAGATATACCTCATTTTAATTTAAACAAACTGATGTCAAGAATATCACCAAGCTTATTAGAATCTGAGATCTACAATTGGACGGGTAATCCTGAAGATTTTGGTCCATATATGAATAAAAGATATTTATTTAAGGATAAAGATCTTGATAACTGCCTAAATGTAGATGATGCAAAGAAAATAATTCTTAGCAAACATGTCACGGAAGCAGTATAAAACATTTGGTATTGTTAATAGAGAAGTAATCACTGATCCTTCTTTATCAAAGAATGCTAAAGTAATATATACACTTATTTGTTGTTATTGTGGTGATAAGTCAACATGTTATCCATCAAACGGAACCATTGCTGACTCACTTAATATAGGTCTTAGGACTACAATAAGAGGTATAAAAGAGCTAAAAGATGCTAAAATAATAGAAAGAAAAGGCAGATTTTTCAAATTGATTTAGTATTGATAGCTATATATTAGTAAAAAGTTTTGAGATAAGACTAATAAACATTGTGTTTAATCATATATGAACTGTAATAATTATTATTTTTGTTTGAGTCAGACAAAATTATTATGATACTACAGTTACCAAGCGGGAGAGTTATTGAATTATCAGTAGAACAATATCTTGCGCTGTCTGATGAAGAAATACAAGAGCTTAATGGTCTTAGCTCAGCATATACAATGGAAATATCAAATCCTTTTCATAGATCTTATGCATCTACTGCAAGAGAGCAGGCATTTGAAGATATGAAAGAGCATATTGAAGAAAGAGAACCCGCATTAGATGAGTTCACTGAAATAGATAAGCTTGAGGATGAGTACTTTCACTCAGATGATATTTAAATAATAATTTTTCAACTTTAAATTTTTTAATTATGCAAGGCAAAGTCCAAATTGTGGCTGATGACAGCGGTGCTGTTATCCGTCAATCAAAAAACAACCCAGATTACGGTCATGTTAGACTAGTACAAGAAAGAGTTACTTTTGGTAACGCTGGTTGGGTTAAAAGAAATGTAGTATCTACACTATTACACGGTACTATAGAAGATCTACAAGAAACAGGTATTGCAAATCAAACTACATTACCTGGTAAAATTGTAGTAAAAGAGCAGCTTACACCGTTCAATGAAGAAAATCCAGATAGAGACCTGAAATATGCAGGTGATACTGGTATTATCTGTTGTGCACATGGTGAGCCTATCTATAGAAAGACTTTCTTTACCACAGATGCTAACGCTGAGGACATCTTTGTAGCACATACTAACGGAGATGCTATCAGAGAAGCAAATGGTACGGGAAACAAGCTTAAAGACGTTGTAAAAGCAACGCCAGAAGAAGCTTTTGAAGATAATAACTCTAAACAAGTAGATTTAGAGGACTCTATCTCTGAAATTGAAAATGAAGAGGTAGTAGAAGACACAGTAGAGGAAGAAGAAGCTGTTGAGGCAGAAACTTTTGAGCTGTAATTCTCATAAACGCATACTATAGGTCTCATAATCCTGTAGTATTTTCATAATTATCTGAAATTTAGTTAGGGAAGGGCCCTCTTGGATCGCGTCAGGGGGCCCACTAACGTTATATCACTTACTAAAACTTAATAAAATGCTTAATAAAGAACAAATAAAACAATTAACAACACTAAAGAAAAAAGAATTACTATCACAAAGAGAAGAAAGACTAAACTATTATGGTATACTTGATGAATATCAGTTACACCCAAAAGATTTAGTACAAGATTTAAGTTACCGTAAACTTAATCCCTATCAACATTTTTTGTTTAAACGTGTACTACATGGTTTAAACATATATAGTAAAGATGAGGTTGCTAAACTTCATTGGGATAAGAAGAGAAGAGTAACAAGAGTATGGAAAAGAGGTCAAAGAGAACTAAACTCATGGAAACAATATATATGTAATAAGAAAGTAAATGAATACTTTAGGAAAACATTTACTGGTCCTATGGCAGAGTATATAATATCAATACCACCAGAAGAAGTATTGGAAGATTATAAGAATACTATGTCACTAAAAGACTTGGGTATTACGTATGAAGATGTTATCTTGCGGTTTATGAGCAAGGGTCTCTTGCCTAAGAACTTTTTAACTGTAAAAGGTGAATGATACAACAGAAGAAGAAGCTATGTAATAATTGCAATACCATGCAATTCATTTGGAAGAATGATAAAGGCAACAGGTATTGCAAATATTGCTGGCACAAAAGAAAAGAGCCTGATTCAAAGCCATTAAAGGTTAGAAAGCCTATTAATCCTAAATCAAAGAAGATGCAAGCTATAGATCTAGCATATTCCAAGATTAGAAAGAAATTTATGTTAAATAAACCTGTATGTGAAGCAGGTCTACCTGGTTGTACTGTACAAGCTACTGATGTACACCATAAAAAAGGTAGAGGACAATATCATTTAAGTGTAAACACTTGGATATCTGTATGCAGATCATGCCACACGTGGATTGAAGAACACCCAGAACAAGCTATAGAGCTAGGATATTCTGAGAAAAGAATATAGACTATGCCCGTATAGCTCAATTGGATAGAGCAACAGCCTTCTAAGCTGTAGGTTCAAGGTTCAAGTCCTTGTGCGGGTACAAAGAAATTTATATGACACAGAGAGAAGTAGTACAAAATGATGCACTATCAATAGCAACACAACATAAAAGATGTGGATTAGGTATATCTATGGGCGTAGGTAAAACTAGAATAGCCATAGAGCACCTGAAGAAAAATTACAATCCCTTTATAAAAGCACTTGTAGTTGTTCCTAAGAATACTGTAATGAAATCTTGGACAACTGAATTAGATAAGATGGGTGATGATGATTTATTGAATCATATTACTTTCACTACTTATTTATCTATCAATAAACATAACCCGGCAGACTATGATATAGTATATCTTGATGAGTGCCATAGTTTATTGTTAACACATGAACCATTCTTAAGTCAGTTTACAGGTAGAATATTAGGTCTAACAGGTACACCGCCAAGAAGAATGGATAGTGTAAAAGGTAGGCTAGTAAATAAATACTGTCCTATCAAGTATACATTCAAGGTAGATGATGCAACTGACTCACATATATTAAATGATTATAATATTATTATACATGAGCTATCATTATCACCACTTAAGAATGTAAAGAAGAAAAGGAAAGATGGAGGAGTATGGTATCAATCAGAACTAAATGATTACAGATGGATCATTAGTGTCATAGATAAAGCACAAACACCAAAGCAGAAGCAATGGGCTTCTATTATGCGTATGAGAGCTTTGATGGACTATGAAACTAAAGAGAAATATGTAAGAACTTTGATACCACAGATCAAGAGCAAATGCATCATCTTTGCAAATACTATGGAGCAAGCAGATAGAGTGTGTACACACAGCTACCATTCTAAGAACTCTAATAGTGATTATAATCTTGAACTATTCAGTGATGGGCGTATAGATAAGTTATCATGCGTGTTACAATTATCAGAAGGTGTTACAATTCCTGGTCTCAAAGCCGGTATTATTATGCATGCCTATGGTAATGAGAAGAAGACAGCACAGAGGATTGGTAGGCTATTAAGACTTAATCCAACTGAGACAGCAACTTGTCACATACTGTGTTACAAAGGTACTCAAGATGAGTATTGGATTAAGAATGCACTAAAAGATTTTGATCAAAGTAAAATTAAACGTTATAATCCTGGAAAACATGGGTAGAATGAAAGAAATGTATATGCAAATGGTTGAAGAAGAATATAATGGCAGCCATGATGCATTTATACAAGAATTAGCACGTGTGACATGTGAAGAGTTTATACATGAAGACTCTATGCAATGTCCAAACTGTCACAATCATAGCATATTGCGTAATGAAACAGATGTAATATGTGATGTATGTGGTCAGGAATTTATATTAGTAGAAGGTAACACTTTAAGATTTAAATAATGAACTTAAATATATTTAAAAGAAAGATCCCAAAAAGATATGTAACAATTGCAGAACGTAAAAGAAGAAGAGAAATGGAAATGCAAATAGTTAACATTATTGGTATAATATTTATAGCAATGATATTAGTTATGGGCGTAGTACTAATGGTTAATTAATATTATGAGTAAATACACACATGATTATGAACTTGATAATGGTCAGTGGGTAGAAGTTGAGTATGAGTATGACCCAGGAGAACCTATGATACATACGTATCCTAATGGTGATCCAGGTCATCCTGGCTCAGCACCTTCTGTCAATATATATGCAGCATATGCTGAAGTAAAAGATAAGAATGGTCTTTTAGTAAGCGTAAACATCTGGCCTTATTTATGTCTAGATGATCAAGCTGATATAGAAGAGAAACTATATGATCACCATGAAGAATAATATATTTGTCACGCTGGCTGTTAAAAACGGTCAGCTTGACTTTCCAAATAAAGCACAAGAGAGTAGGTTTACCAACTTTCTTAAAGACGTCCCAGATGGAACTGCAATAGATCTACATATGGGCTATAGTACAGATAAAGGTAGTAATGCACAACTTGCAAGAGCTCATGCAATGATAAGAGAGATAGCACAGTACCTTGGATATACTTTTGAAGAGATTAAGTTACAAGCTAAGCGCCAAGCTGGCCTATGCTTTACAAGAAATAATGTAGAGTATTGTAAATCCTTTGCACAATGTGATAAGGATGAACTTAATTTAGTGATACAAGCTCTGATAGAGATTGGAGACTTTAATGGAATGCAATTACGTTGATTGACTATTTACATCATCAGTAATCTTCTTCTCTAATTCTTTAACTATATCAGCTTGACCTTGTAAAACAGCTTCCGTAAGCTTCTTTAAGTCTTCTTTATCAATAGTTCTATCATCCTTGATAGCTAAACCTTGTTCAGTTGCTTGATATCTAAGTAACTCTAATAAAGAGTATATAGCATACATATGCTGTTCATACCATTTAAATTTAGCATCTTCAAGTTTGATTTCACCTGATATAACATCACCGCATTTTCTGATGATTGGTCCTACGTCCTCTGGATTAGGAATAACACTATTAATATAATACATTAATACATCTTGGAATGCATAGATATAACCTGGATTTATTGTAATATTTTCAATATTCTTTGTTGTATCCCACTTAGGAGCTACATTAATTTTTTCACTCATAATAAATAATTTTATGCAAATAGAAATGTTTCAAACAAATTTAGATAAAAATAACGAGAACTCAATAGATATCAATGAAAAAAGAGTCAAACTAATAGAGAAGTTTGGTGATAGCAGATGGTTATCTATACTTGGGCCATGGATAAATGGTCCTGATCATACTAACGTATTTAATTACTTAGTAAATCAAATAAATGAAGGTAAAAGGTTCACACCCAAATATGGAGATATATTCAATGCGTTTTTGCATTGTGAGCCTGGGGACGTAAAGGTAGTAATTATTGGACAAGATCCATACCCACAAGCTGGAGTTGCTGACGGGATTGCGTTTAGCTGTAGCAAGAAAGGGAAAGCTGAGGCTTCTCTACGCTACATCTTTTCAACACTGTATCAGAACATACATAGCGCTGATCCGGATTTGTCAAGATGGTCTAAGCAGGGAGTTATACTTCTAAACACTGCCTTTACTACCCAAGTTCAAGCAGTGGGCGCCCATTATGAAGTATGGAAACCCTTCACTGCCTATCTCCTTAAAGAGATTAATAATCTAAGTGATAAACTTGCTATTGTATATATGGGTCGTAAGGCTCAACAGTATGAAAAGTATTTCCCTGGTCAATATAATATACATCTACCTCATCCAGCCTCAGCTGCGTATCGTGGTGGTAAATGGGAACACAATGACTGTTGGAACCGTATCAATGAACACTTAAAATCGGTTAATAAACCCTTGATAAACTGGGTATAAAATCGTATATTTACATTTCAAAAACCAATTAATATGTCGTTAGAACAAGACGTAGAAATCATCCGTACTTATCTTAAAAGAAAATATAAGCGTTATGCAAATCTTTATGTTTACAAATCTGTAGACAGGAATAGAGAACTGGATGAAACTGTAAAAAATGCTCTTGAATATACAAGATTAGCATTTCCTGAATGTAACATAGGTAACACTTTTAAAGGCACAACAAGAAAGCGTGAGGTAGTTGCAATAAAGCAAGCACTCATGTATATCTTAAGAAGAGAAAGGTGTTATAAGAGTAGTGCTATAGCAAGAGCTATGGGTATGCATCATGCAACAGTACTACATGCAGAGAAAGTAGGAGATAATATGATAGCAACCAAGGATGAATTATTTTTAGACGCATATGATAACTTAACTAAATATTTGACAGATGTGGGACTTACTGAATCTGATAATAAAAAAGGGCTTAACCCCAAATCAATGTCTCTTGCTATTTTCCATAAAGGAGAAAATATCACTGAGTCAATATAATACTAGTAAGACAAAAGAATTACTAGTACGTAAAGGATTTCTAACTATAGAGGATGGTGTATATAAACTTACACCTGAATCTACTAAAGTATTAGCAGTCCTTGATAGTTACTTTATAAAAGCAAAGAAGAAAACTGATGCAGAAATAATGGGTAAAAACTTTGTCAAGCATATAGAGCAGTATAGAGAGATCTTTCCTGCTAAAAGATTACCAAGTGGTAAACCGGCAAGACAAAATATTAAAGCATTATCTACAGCATTCAGATGGTTCTTCTCTTCTTATGGTCACACATGGGAAGATATTATTAAAGCAACTAAAATGTATGTAAATGAATATAGAGATAAAGACTATAGATATATGGTAACAAGTCAATATTTTATTTGCAAACAAGATAAAAATAAGGTCAAATCATCTCCATTGGCAGACTATTGTGATCTTATAAAAGAAGGAATAGATACTGAAGATAAACACTTTAAAGAAAAAGTAGTATAGTATGGCAAAAAAAGCAACAGAAGCTTGGGTAGGTCAGTATGCAGCCTTCAATGAAGCGCTTAAATACATGTACCGTAGACAGACTGGAGAAGAAAAGTCAATATATACACCATGGCCTAAGTTTAATGATGCTACCACAGATGGATTAGAATGGAATACACTAACTGTAATAGGTGGTAGACCTGGTTCAGGTAAAACACTTATCAAAGATCAGATAGTGAGAGAATCATTTATACTTAATCCACAGGATGAGTTTAGAGTCTTAGAATTTCAATTTGAGATGGTTGGTAGAACCTCAGCTATCAGAGAATTTAGTTCTATAACTGGTAAAACTTATAAAGAATTATGTAGTGCAGGCAGTAAGATTACTACTGATGTACTAAATAAGTGCCACCAATATGCTAAGGAACGTGTTAAGTATCCTGTAGATATTGTCAGCCGTCCTATGACGGTAAATCAAATGCGTGAGCAGATTGATATGTATATGACAATGCATAAAGGCAAAAGAACAATAATAACATTGGATCACACTATGCTTGTTAAAAGAGCGCCCTATCAGAATAGTAGTTTAGATATGCTATTTGAATTAGGTGAGTTCTTTACACAAGTTAAAAGAGAGTATCCTTGTTTATTTGTTGCACTGTCACAGCTCAATAGGAATATTGATAACCCTGATAGGGCTGTTGATGGTAAGTATGGTAACTATATCCTTGAGTCAGATATATTTGGTTCTGATGCTATGTTACAGCATGCTGATACTTTGATAGGTATTAACAGGCCAGCAAAGCAGAAGATCAGGTACTATGGACCAGACAGATATATCATAGAGGATGATAGGACGCTTGTATTACACTTCTTGAAAGCAAGAAACGGTGATGCAAGAATGAGTTTCTTTAAAGCTCAATTTGAGCAAATGGAGATAGCAGAGATGAATACACCTGAGACACAACAAAGAAGATGATCACAACAAAAAATAAAAGTTATATGTCACCAGAAGAAAGAAAAGCAAAAGTTAAAAAGTTGCGTGAAACTCACCAGGAGTGGTTCAGTAATAATGATTTAACTAATGCATTATATATACCTAAGATGGCTTATAGACCTAGCGGCAAGGATGAACTACATGTTAGTTTCTTCCCTAGTGAGTTAGAAAAGAGTGAAGATATATACACAGAGTTTGTTAGTATTGACTATGAATCAGAAGATCCTAAAAGAACTTTGTATCTACACAAGTACAACCCACATTGGCGTGATGAATATGAGCTGACTGAGAGTAAATCAGGATATCAAAGACACTTGATACCTGTAAGTGAATTGATTGTAATAAGAGATATTACGGAAAAGAGAGAGTCTAAAGAAATATTAGACTTTGCAAATCTTCCTAATCCAGATGATAAGAAAGATCCAACAGTAGTAGATGCATTATTACAGATTAATGAAACACTAAATAATATAAATAAAACTATGTATCACATTTTAAACAAGATGAATTAATGGCACAATCTGTATTAATTATTGCTGACTCAGGGTCAGGCAAATCAACAAGCATGAGGACATTAGATCCTCAAAACACAGTAATTATTAATATTGCTAACAAACCTTTACCATTTAAGGGCTGGAAGAGCAAGTATACACCAATGAATAAAGATAACCCAAAAGGTAATCTTGTATCAGTATCTTCCGCAGCTGGAGTTGCAAAAGCTATGAAGCATGTTAATGATAATATGCCACACGTTACAACATTAGTTGTAGATGACTGGCAGTATATGAGTTCCTTTGAGTACTTTGATAGAGCGCAAGAGAAAGGCTATGATAAATTTACATCTATAGCAGCTAATCTTGCACATGTAGCTAAGTTACCAAAGGACATGAGATCTGATCTCACTATATTTTTCTTGACTCATTCAGAAGAGTCTACAGATATTAACGGACACAAAAGAGTGAAAGCTAAGACTGTAGGTAAGATGATTGATAATGCTTTGACACTAGAAGGTCTTTTCTCTATAGTGTTATTTGGTAAAGTACGTAAAGATGATGATGGTGTTCTTGAATATGGTTTTGAAACCCAAAACAATGGAGAGAATACATGTAAATCACCAATGGGTATGTTTGAAGAACCATTCATTCCAAATGATCTTGCTTATGTATTGGATTGCATAAACAAGTATGATAATTAATTAAGTTAAATTTTAAAAGTAAATTCAAAAATTATGTTTAATACTAAAGATATGTCTGCCGGTAGTGGTAGAACAAAACCAGTAATGGGAGCAGGTAATAATGTTATTAAAATCAATAACATTACATTTGATCAAACACCATATGATGTTGATGCCTATAATATTACTTTACATGTAGAGGGTAAGCCAGAAGAAGGAGAATTCCAAGGTTTCTTAAAAGATGTAAATAACCCTAACGGTGAGCGTTACGCTGGCCAGGTAGGTAGAATTAGGTTTAGCCCTTATCCTTACAAAGATACTACGTTACCAAGTGGTGTAGAAATCAGTAGAGATAATGAAATACTAAAAGGTATGATCTTCCTATCTGAAGTTCTTAATAAAAGAGAGGAGCTTGATAAGATAGAAGCAAATACTATTGAAGAGTTCATGAATGAGTGTAACAACTTATTCTCAAATAGTGAATACTTTAATGCATGTATTGGTGGTAGAGAATGGGAGAACAAGGATGGCTATGTAAACCTTGACTTGTATTTACCACGTATCTCTAAAGATGGTGTTCCATTAGAAGCACTTGAAAAAGAGAACTCTAGACTTCTTACATTTAATAACTCAGAACATGTTAGAAAATTACAGAAGAAAGAGAATAACAATAATGAAGGAAATAAATCATTTGAGCCAGCTACATCTAGTGTAGGTGATGATTTTGATTTATAATAATTAATAATAAATCCGGGCGCTCACTGGTGTTAGTCCAGACGTGGCAACAGCAGCTTAATGGGAGTCAAACTACAATAGCGTGACCAAGGCCCCTCCCGGTATTTATTTAATAGAGCAAATGTTTAATACCAAGAATTTAGTATCAAGAGACTCTGATGTTCCAAGCTATTGGGTATTTCAATATTATCTAGACTTGCCTGTAGAACTTACAGGACAAGATATTAAAATGAAATCTATATTTAATCCAGCTGAGAGAACTGCATCTATGTGTATTTATGTAGATAAATCTATTATGCAGTATAAGTTTAAGTGCTTCTCAACCGGTAAATATGGTAGTCATATTGATATAGTAAAAGAACTATTTAATATAGATTACTCACAAGCAGTAACAAGAATAGTAGAAGACTACAATATATATGCAAAATCAGAAGAGTATAATAATGTTAAATTTAAGGTAGCAGCAAAATGGGAGATAGATCATGTGCAGACTAGAGAATGGAATGCACAAGATTCTACAGTTTGGTTGCCATACAATATTGGTAGTAGCTTGCTTGATGCTTATAATGTCAAGCCTATACAATACTACAATATGTTTAAGGAGGAGAATGAAGAGATTAAGACTCTACAAATAGAGGCTCCTTATATGTATGGTTACTTTGATAAGGATGGTAATGTCTATAAGATATATCAACCAAAATCTAAAAAGCATAAGTTCCATAAAGTTAAAAGCTATCTGCAGGGTTTTGATCAACTGAAGTATGATAAGCCCTATTTGATTATATGTTCATCATTAAAAGATGCTATGTGTCTAAAGAGTATAGGATACAATATAGAAACAATAGCACCTGATAGTGAGAATACTGTAATTAAACCTTACTTAATTGAAAACTTAAAAAAGAAATACAAGAAAGTAATAACTCTATTTGATAATGATGAAGCAGGTTATAAGGCTATAGATAGATATCTAGAACTGTATGATATAAAGGGCACTGCGTTGCCGCTATGTAAAGATATATCAGATGCAGTAAAAGAACATGGAACTAAAATAGTACATGAAAAGCTTAAACCTCTTTTGTCTGAAACATTAAAACTATAATATATGAAATGGTTTATACCAGGCAATGTACCCTCAAGTAAAAATGGTAGAAGATGGACCGGTAAGTATTTCATAGCAAGTAAATCTGTTATGAACTATAGGAAAGCAACAAAATCCTACTATGAGAAATTTGCTCCTCTGTTTAGAGAAGAGCTTAAGAATCATAAACTACCCGTCTCAATAGCATTTACATTTGTTAGAGGTACTAAACACAAGTTTGATTATATAAACCCTGCACAAACTGTACAGGATGATATGGTTAAACATGGTTGGATTGAAGATGACAATGCTGAATTTATACTACCAGTATTTATACAGTATAGTTATGATAAAATCAATCCGGGAGTATTTATTGAAATAATTGATAACACTGTAAATAATGATGAACACAAATCTAGATCTAAAAGATCAAATCCTCCTAACAAGACTAAAAGGAAAAGGAATATCACAACTTAATATATCATTCTCAGGGTCAGGAGACTCAGGAGATGTGGATGAGGTTGGTTATAAAACTAATGATGGGGTTGACTCATGGCAATTAGATATAAATAACAGACTAATTGAATCAACTGAAGAAGAAAAAATAAAAGACATGGCTTATACATGGCTTTCTAATAATCTTCTTTATGATTGGGTAAATAATGAAGGTGGCTCAGGTCAATTAAATATTAACTTGAGTGATTTTTCATGGGACTTAGACTATTATGAACGTACTGTCCAAGAACATAACTTTGATGGTCAAAATATTTTTAGAAATGAGTCGTGTGGTTAAGAACTTCTGTTGTATTTGTGAGAAACCTTTTGAAGGATTTGGACATAGTCCCAGACCATTAGCAGAGGATGGTTGTTGTTGTGATACCTGTAATTATACTAAGGTAATCCCAGCAAGATTATATATGGGGCAGTATCCAGGCACATATGATTAATGGCACATCCATTAATACACAGTAAAAGTTCTGTAAGAAAGTGGGGAGGCAAGGTTGAAGACTACCAGCATATACATGACTGGTTTGATGAGACTAAATCATGGTTAGGTCATTCTAACCATAGAGCCTTTCGTCATCATTCTGAAGGAATTTTTGAATGTGAAAAAATATTTGGTAAAAGTTTTACTAACTCTGATGGTAAAACAGTATATACCAGATATGTAGGTGAACAGCACGTAAAAGAAGATTGTAATAATTATATACCATCTGCTAAAGAGTGGTTGTTTAATATTGGATCAGGTAATAGACCTGATTGGATGATGAAAACAATGAAAATTAATGATTAAAATGAATTTAGAAGAATTTAAAATAACAAGAAAGCAATTACATGCAACTGAAGAAGACTTTGAATTAGCATTGGAAAATATAGATAACTTAAAACTGTCACAGAATATTAAAGTATTATTCTGTAAAGATCTTTCATTTAATAGAAGACATAGATTTAGAGAAAGATTTGAAATCACACTAGAAGAGCGTGAGATGAGTACTGGGGAAATGTTTGAAACAATAAAAAGTACTGGAACAGATGATGAGAAGTCTATGTTTACTTATTTAGTAGAAAATGATATCAAAAAAGGTTTCTTTAACGGTGACTTTAATTTTATGAATGAACTTAAATTAGATTTAAAATGGTAGCAGAACAGTTATCTAAAGCAACTAAAACACTAATACTAGAGGAGCCCTTTTATGGGCTCTTTTTAGTTGGATTAAATAAAGTATATATAAAGACTATACCTACAGCTGGTGTTAGCAAACACGGTATAGGTGTACAACTTGCAATAAACCCAGACTTTTTCTTAGAATTATCTAATGAACATAGAATAGGCTTAGTGAAACATGAGTTACTTCATATTTCATTTGGACATCTTATTATGAGAGATATGTATCAAGATAAAAAGTTATTTAATATTGCAGCAGACATAGAAATAAACCAGTATATATCTCATAGCTACTTACCTGAAGGAGGTTTAACATTACAAAGCTTCCCTGAACTAGATTTACCAGAGAAGGCAGGTACTAAAAAGTATTATGATTTATTGCAACAAGCTAAAGAAGATGGTACATCACCAACTCTTGACTCTTTGATGTCACAAATGGATGGTAATACACCCTATTGTCATACAACTTGGGATGAGCTAGATGAATTATCTGATGCTGATAAAAAGCTTATACAAAAGCAAATAGAGCATCAGCTAAAAGAAACTGCTGAGCAAACAGAGAAGAGGAGAGGTAATATACCGGGTGAACTAGCTGATTTAATACACAGGCTAAGGCATGTTGAACCACCTAAATTTGATTGGAAAGGATATCTAAGAAGATTTGTAGGTAATTCTAGTATATCATACACTAAGAAGCTAAGGAGAAAATATAACAAAAGATATATATCTAATCCTGGCCTAAAGATTAAGTTTAAGAATCATATACTAGTTGGTGTTGACACAAGTGGATCTGTATCTAATAAGGAACTTGTTGAGTTTATGAGTGAACTTACTCATATGCATAAAACCGGTCACAAGATTACAGTAGCACAATGTGATACGCAGATTAATTCTATAAAAGAATTTAATCCAAAGAAAGACTGGGAAATTAAAGGTAGAGGAGGTACTGACTTCCAACCTGTAATTGATCATTATAATGAGAAGAAAGGGCGTTATACAGCCCTTATATATTTAACAGATGGTGAAGCTTATAGTCCTGATAACTGTCCACAAAATACCTTATGGGTACACAGTTCTCAATGTAGCATAAATGAAGAATTACCAGGATTAAAAATACAATTAAATTAAAATTAAAAATGGCACAAGTAAATTTAAATATTGAAGAACTAAAAGGTTTTGTAAACCACATTGTTAGTAATAATAGATTCTTACAAAAAGACCGTAAGAATCCAGTATCTATAGAAGTTGTAGGTGAGTCAGGTATTGGTAAGACTTCATCTATTATTGAAATGGCAAAAGAGCTTGACTTAGATTTTGTTAAGCTTAACCTTGCTCAGATAGAAGAGCTAGGTGATCTTGTAGGTTTTCCTGTAAGACAATTTCAAATGTATAAAGAGAAGCAAGTAACAGTATCTAATGATAACTTAGAAATGGTGACAGCAACACAAAGAGCAGCAGGTGCAAGCCTTGCTAATTTGAGTAGCACTGTAACTAAGAAAGTTGGCCAATGGGTTGATGAACTTGCTGTACAGGAATATTTAAAGAATGGATTTAAAATGACCGGTAAGAATAGAATGTCTTATTGTGCACCAGAATGGATTTCTAATAAGAAGAAAGGTGGTATCCTGCTTCTTGATGATTGGAACCGTGCTGATGTACGTTTCATACAAGCTGTTATGGAACTTGTAGATAGACAGACTTATATCTCATGGTCATTACCAGAAGACTGGCACATAATCCTAACATCAAACCCTGATAATGGTGACTATATGGTAAACTCTGTAGATGCAGCACAGAAGACCAGATATATCACTGCTAATCTAAAGTTTGATGTAAATGTATGGGCTAAGTGGGCAGAAGAAGCAGGAATAGATACACGTTGTATCAACTTCCTATTACTTCATCCAGAATTAGTTACACAAGAAACTAATGCAAGGTCTATTACAACATTCTTTAATGCAATATCTAGTTTTAATAACTTTGAAGAGAACCTATCACTAATTCAAATGATTGGTGAAGGTAGTGTAGGAGATGCATTTGCTTCTATGTTTACAACATTTATCAATAATAAACTTGATAAACTTGTAACACCTATGGATCTATTGACTCATGATAATGAGCAATATATTCTTGGAGAACTAACTGGATGTATTGGTAAAGATGATTCATATCGTGCAGATATTGCATCTACTCTTGCAACAAGATTAGCTAACTATGCTGTTGTATACTCAAAAGAGAATACAATTACGCAGAAGATTACTGATAGACTAGAAACATTATGTACTAAAGACTACTTTACAAATGATCTTAAGTACTTAGTGGTAAGAACAATCTTTAATGGCAACAAAGCTAAGTTTAATAAACTTATGATGAAGCCTGAAATAATAAAAATGACAATGAAGTAATGGCAAATAAAAGCGTTTTTCAAGAATTTGATGTTAACGCTCTAACACAATACAGCCTTGGTAGTAACTCAGAGAGATTTGGGTTACTATCAAGGGGTGTTGTAAATGAGGTTATATTAACAGAAGATAAAACATCTGTAGATGCTATGCATGATATAGTTAAAATACCTACTATAACATCACTAAAGAAAGGTAGTTATAAAAAAGCATTTGTAATACCTGGCTGTGAAGTATCAGCAGATAGACTTAAACAATCACTGAAGGATCATGGTATAGCTATGACAAATGATTATGAGATTGCAGACTTAATTATAACTCATGATAATCTACATCAAGGATTTAATAATGAGGAGAATATCAAAACAAATGTTTTGTTTGGTACAATATGGAACTATGAAGCATATGATATGTCTAAATCTAATTCTTTATTAGGTGTAAGTAATCCTAACAACCTTCGTGTAATTTATACTCCATCTGTAGCTGATAAAGTAAATAGATATAATCTTGATGAGGAGGTAAGTTTATATGATCTAGCATACCTAACAGGCTTGGGTTGTAACTTAGCATACAGAATAGGTACTGAGGGACTAGCAGTTGTAGATACTGATACAGTTTTACATGAGTCAGCCTCATTAACCGTATTAGATGAAGAACTATTGCGTACTCTAGTAGGATGTTTAGAATCCTATAATGATGAAAACCTAGCAATGGCTTCTAAAATGATCCCAACATTGGATTATACAAAGAACTTGCATCTTATATGGAGATTAGCGGATACTCTCTACTCTTATAGTCATAAATTTAGTAGAGATAAAGATGTGAACTATTGGATGCAAAAAGCTAATATTGATCACTATAGAAGTTTATCAGCAGAAGCTATGATTCAAGAACTTCACAATGAAGGTAAGCTTGACACAATAACATTTAGATATTTAGAGCCTATATGCAGGAAAGAAATATATATCTCTAATAGAGAACTATATGTATTTCAATGCCAAGTTAGGCCTGAATACCGTAAATATTTAAAACACAGTACAAATGAATAATGTATATAAAATTAAAATAAAAGTAAATGACAATGGTCTATATAGTGATGTAGACCTAAATAAACTAGGATTATTTCTTGGTGATATTACAAACTACTCATGGTCAAGGCCAATGAGTAAGTTTGATAATGTGAAACTTAATCTTATTGATGCACCAGAATTAGTGCAGATAAAAGATAAAAAACTATATAGATATCCTAAGTTATGTTTACCAAGAATGAAGGTAGATCTTCTTAAAGAGAAGTATAATGTAAAAGTGGTCAGAGATAAAGCAAAATCAGACTACAGCATTATATCTATGAAGTATTTAGATAGCATTACTGCTGTTCCGTGGGATACTTATTATGATATCTCTATATTAAAAGATATGATAGATTATTTTACATCAGTACAACAACAGTATCCTGATACAATATCGGTAGACTTTGCAGATAAACTGAATATGCTTTATAGAACTCTACATACAACAGATAGAATACATATAGATTTGCCATATTATTATGGTAATAACAATTCAAATAACTTTGATCTTGTTAGAGATGCAGCTAATAAAATTCTAAGAGATGTTAGTGATAGCAGAAATCTTGTTTATGTAAAAGAAGAGAATGAGCAAGACTTTAATTCACTTATGTCAGGATCTCAGTTAGTTCTTGATAAAGTAATCAATAGTATATGTTCTGAAGATATGCATGTTATGACTGCAGATGAAGTAGATCAAATGCAAACTATGATACAAAGTGATGATAGAGCTAACAGAGCTCTTGCATTAGAAATGATGTCTAATTGTAACTTAGAAGCATGCCTTGATAAAGTTGCTTCAACATTCTATTTTAATTATAATTACTTAAAGGATGCTAACAACTGGAATCATGTAAATGTAAAAGCACTGAGAGAAAGACTTGGTGGTTTTACAAATGACCATGGTAATGATAGTCAGATATATATGTATCAAAATCTAATTAGACTGCTAGTAGCAGAAACTGCATTTACAGAGTGGGCGTGGTTTGAAATTAGGAAACGTATATATAATAATGTATATTTAGGAAATAATTTAACCGGATCAGCAAAACGTGGTGGTGAGACTGTAGATAACCTTTTCACTATTAATATTGAGGATATAAAACTAAATGAAGAATTACAGAAGGCACTTATTGTAGAGCCAGACGGTAATGAAATCATAGAAGAGTTAACAAGCCTTGATGGATTTGATGATCTACCATTTTAATAATTATGACAGAAGAAGATATGAAATACAGACAAGGCAGATCTAGAAAACAAGTAGAATCAACGTATAAGTTGATGGACTTCTTACTAGTATTTGCCTTGGCATCTTCTATCATTGGTCTTATTATATCTATAATATGAGTAAAGAACTAGAAGATAAATTTTATGAGAAGGAGTTTAACTTCAGCTATTCTTCATTGAATAAGCTGTTGTTCTCTCCTTCACTATTCTATAAAGAGTATATATTAAAAGACAGGGAACAGAAAATAGAAAAACACCTGATTGAAGGTAGTGCTATACACTGTTTACTATTTGAGCCAGATAATTTTAAAAATAAATTCAGAGTTGTGCCTGAGAAAGCTCCATCTGATAATGTTAGAAAGGTGCTACATGATATGTCTTTACATACAGATGAGACAGATCTTATGAAGGTAGAAGACTTTGTTATATTAGATTCATTAAAAGCAATTAATCTTTATCAGTCACTAAAAACTGATGAGCAAAGATTATCTAAAATTAAAGTTTCTGAATATCAAATATACTGGGAGTTTGTCAGTAACAATATTATTGATGTCATAGATCAAGATACATATCAACGTTGTTTAGATAGAGTAGAGATACTAAAAAATAATGAAGAAGTAAGTCAGGCTTTTGCACCAAAACAAACAGATTTTGAGTTAGATCCAATAACAACGCATGCAGAAGCCTATCTTACATCAGAACTTAAAGATTATCCTTTTGGTTTGCATGGATATGTTGACTTCTATGAAGTTAATACTGAGACAAAAACTGCTACTATTTATGATTTAAAAACAACATCAAAAAGTATAAATGATTTTGCAGATACAGTAGAATTTTATAACTATTGGTTACAAGCAGCTATATATTCTAAGCTTGTTTTTGACAATTTAGAAGATGATTCTTATACAATAAAGTTTAACTTTGTTGTAATAGATGCCTATGATCAAGTTTATATATTTGAAGTATCTGAACCTACTATGAATGAGTGGACAAATGAATTATTAAGTGCCATAATGGCTGCAAAACACCATTATGATACTAAAAATTATAGTTTGCCCTATGAATTCTTAGTAAGAAAGGTTAACTTATAGTATGGGAAGCGTCTACACAGATTACTTTCAAAAGAGCAAAGTATTCCTCTATCCACTACTTAGATTGAGGAAGGGGATTACTTATGTTCCTATAGAAACGTATATCTGTTGGGATACTGTATTTGAAGAGACAGATAATAAATTTATGTGTCTGTATAAATCAGAGTATGATGACTCATTTAAAGAGTTTGAAGATGCTTTCTTAAAAAATCATGAGCTTTTGTTTGAGCATGTTAATCTTGGAAAGGAACAATTATATATTTTTGACTTTGAGATGTATGCACATGACTTTGAAATGTTTGCAACAGGTAAATATTCTAAATTCACAGTCAATAATAAAATAGCTATATTAGATTTCTTTGGTAGTCAAGGTAGAATATCTTCTTATGTAAAAGGTTTTCTAACACCAGATGAAGAGCTACACCAACAGTATGCAGAAAGACTTGGAGTAGACAAAGAGGTGATGGAAAATATATTTGAGGTATGTAGTGTACCAGACATATATAAAGAAACATTGTATTGTAGTATTCCTTTTGAAATAGATTTGTTTGGTAATGATAATTTGTTATCTTTGAACAAATAATTAATTTATGGGTATAGGAAAAAATATGATGTTAGTAACCTCTTCTTTTAGAGGAGCTAAGTCTTTTAACTTAATGCCAGTGAGCAATGACTCACCATATGTAGAAGCTATGTTTGACCCATCGTCAGGCATTTTAGCAGTAATTGGTAAAACCTCTAAACAATCATTTCATATGGTCCCTAGACTAGATGATAATGGTCAACCACAGAGACTTAAAGTTCCAAATAAAACTACAGGTAAAACTGTAAAGGAACAGAGAATAAGCCAAGAAACGTTTTCTGAGTTTTATATAACTGAGAAAGAGGAGATTGAGAACTTCATTAATATATTTGCAATAAATGCTGAATCATTTGACTATGGGCAGTTCATGAATGTAGATGTTAAGGAAACTCAAACTTCCAACATTATACTTAATGCATAGTTAAGTATGAATTTAAGTTGATTGAAAGGGGATGTGCAAGCATCCCTTTTTTTTTCTAAAATAATTAAATATGAATCACTGGGTAATGGATTATGAAACATTGTCTAACTGTTTCACAGCTGTATTTGAGCATTACAAAACTGAAGAAAGAAAGATCTTTGTAATACATGAGCTGAGAGATGATAGAAATGAGTTCATAAAGTTTTTAGAACAGAATGTAAATAACAAAGAGTGGCATATATCCTATAATGGATTAGCATTTGATGGACAGGTCACTCAATATATAATAGACAATTGCAGTGATTGGGAAGAACTAGAGGCAAGTGCTGTAGCAAGAATCATTTATGCATATGCACAGAAGACTATTGAATCAGCAAACAATAAACAGTTTTCTGATTATGCTTTATGGCAAATGTCTATAGGACAGATTGATATGTTTAAGATGCATCATTGGGACAACCCCGCTAAAAGATCAAGTCTTAAATGGATTCAATATAGTATGGACTGGGAGAATATTATAGATATGCCTATATCACATACTACAGAGATTAATACACAAGAAGAGATAGATACTATAATAAAGTATTGTGTCAATGATGTAAGCTCTACAAAAGAGATATTCAATAGATCAAAATCTTTGGTATCATTGCGTAAAGTGTTGACAAAAGAATATGGTATAAATCTATTCAGTGCATCTGAGCCAAGAATAAGTAAAGAGCTGTTTGGTTATTACTTATCAAGGAACTTAAATATACCTAAGTATGAACTTAAAAAAATGAGATCACACAGAAATGTGATTAAGTTTAAAGATATTATACTACCGTATATAAAGTTTCAGTCTCCAGAATTTCAAAGATTACTTGAAAGATTCAAGGCAGTAGAACTTGACCCAAGTAATTTAAGAGGAGGATTTAAGTACAAAGTAAACTATAAGAATATAGAAACACACTTTGGCTTAGGTGGTGCACATGGTGCAAGAGTACCAGGTGTGTATATATCAGATGAAGATTATGTAATCATGTCATCAGATGTTACATCATTCTATCCTAATCTTGTAATCAGGAATCGTTGGTCACCAGGACACTTTCCAGCTGAACAGTTTTGTGATCAGTATGAGTGGTTCTTTGAGGAGAGAAAGAAGATACCTAAGAGTAATCCTATGAACTATGTCTATAAGATTATTCTTAACTCTACGTTTGGTCTCAGCAATGATATAAACAGTTTCTTTTATGATCCAGAGCTCTGTATGAGAATTACAGTAAACGGTCAGCTTACACTGATGATGCTTTATGAAATGATAATGGAAGCAATTCCTGAAGCATTTGGATTATTACAGAATACAGATGGTATAGAAATAAAAATACCAAGAACACAACAAGATAAATACTTAGAAATTTGTGCTGAGTGGGAGAGAATAACTAACTTACAACTTGAACATGATGAATATGATAAGCTTATATTGGGAGATGTGAATAACTACATAGGTCAAAATAAGTTTAAGAAGGTTTCAATGGATGAGTACCGTGAGCTTAGAAAAAGTTCTCCACACTATAAATTCAAAGTAGAACAAGATAAGTTTTATGTAGCACCAACAAAGTTGAAAGGCAGATTTGACTTTCATGATCTGATGTTGCACAAGAACAAATCTAAACTTGTTATCAAGAAAGCAATATATAATTATTTCATACATGATATACTACCAGAAGATTATTTAGAAACAAACAGAAATATTCTAGATTATTGTATTGGTGGTAAATCAAAAGGCAACTGGGAACAGCATGCCCGCTCAATAGAAAATGATGTACTTAAAGAAGAAAAACTTCAGAAGATAAATAGATACTATATATCTAAGACAGGAGTTAAGATTGTTAAAGTAAACAAGCATGACGGAAGAGAAATACAACTTGAGTCAGGTAAATGGTTGCAAACAGTATACAATGATATGAAAGTAGAACCTAAATGGGAAAACTATAATATTGATAAAGCATACTATATGCAAGCAATTGAGCAAGAAATAAATAATATATTAAATGTTAAAGTTAATCAATTAGAATTATTTTAAATGAGTTACAAACCGCTACCAGAAGGCCTTACTATAAAAAGGTCTTCTGTGCATGGTTTGGGTCTATTCACAGAAAGAAATATTAAAGAAGGTGAGATACTAGGCACAACCCATGTAACACATACTGAATACTTTACAGAGCATCTAAGAACACCACTAGGTGGATTTATAAATCATAGTGAAACGCCTAATGCAGAATTAATAAGTTGTGCAAATACAAGAGATATAGAGTGTGGTGTGTTAAAACTTAGAACTCTTCGTGATATAAAAGAAGGTGAAGAAATATGTACATATTATTCACTGTATGATCCACCTAGTAAGTTAAAAGATATACAAGTACACGGTATTGATATTATATCAGGTACAGAAATAGGTTATATTATAGATGATAAAGATTCAAAAAACCAAAACACTAGACACAAAACCAAATAATAATAGTGCCAATTGCATAGCTCCTAATGTTATCTATGGATGCATGGGGGGCTGTGTTAATACTTATTGTTATATGGCCCGTTACAACGGGAAAAGAGTTTATGTCAATAAGAATGTTGATCAGATATTTAATTCAGTTGTAGAATGGGAAAAAACATACTACAAACAACCAGATCAACAAGACCCTATATATACTATGGTAGATGTTGCATGTAACTCAGACCTTGTTCTGATGCAGAGACATATGCCTGAACCATTGATTGATTATCTAAAGAGATATGATGATCATCCGCAGCTAAATAGTACTATGGCTACTAAGTATCCTAGTCTTCTTAAATTAGATGTGAATCACTTTAATAAGAAACCAAGAGTTAGAGTAAGCCTAATGCCTCAGAAATATTCTGATATACTTGAGCCTAAAATGCAAAAGATATCTAGCCGTATTGTAGATATCAATAGGCTTAAAGACTTAGGATGGGAAGTACATTGTAATTACAGCCCTCTTATATTCTATCCAGGATGGAAAGAAGAGTATAATACATTATTTAGCGTTGTAAAAGAGATAGCTGGAGTAAATAAGTGTGAGGTAATTGCACTTACAAATCACAGAAATCAAATGGCTAAAGCATCACCAGAAGCTAGAGAACTGATGAGACGTTCATATGAGATTAAAAATCAATCTGGCGTGATGAGATATCCTATAGCACATAAAGGAAGACTTATATCAGAGTTTAAAGATATTTATAAAAAATATTTTCCTTTAGAAACTATAAGATATATCTTTTAAATTTTGCTGAGTCAGCAATTTTAATTATATTTACACTTAAAAAGTTTACAATATGGGACATAAAAGACCAACAGAAGTAACACGTAGTTACTTAGAAGCTGCCCCGCTTCCAAAATGGGGACCATCTTACACTGTAGTATCACATAAACAAGTGATGGACAGAACTACAAAACTACTAGAAGATAGTGGTTTTGCTATAACAAGAGAGCTATACAGAGCTAATCTAGATGCAAAAGTTGCACAGGGTATATATCACATTAAACCTAAGACAAACAGCGCTATAACAGATCCTAAAGTTCTAAATGAAACAGAATTAGGGATGATGTTTGCCTGGACAAACTCTTATGATAAAACTATTAGATTCCAATGTGCTATTGGAGGATATGTAGGAGTATGTTACAATGGTATGGTGGCCGGTGATCTTATGAATTTCAAAAGAAAACATACCGGTGCAGCTGATCATGATATACATATGCAAATATCTAATCAGATTAAGAATGCTGAGAAGATATACAAGCGTATTATAGATGACAGAGATGCATTAAGAAATACACCATTAACAAAAGAACAACAGGCTGCACTATTAGGTAGACTTTATTTTAATGAAGAGCTACTTGATAATACGCAGATGACATGTTGTAGAAATGAAATGAACAAGCCATCTTATGATTACAACTGTGATCAAGATAATGCTTGGACATTTTATAATCATGTAACACATGCGTTCAAAACATCTCATCCTAGAACATGGTTGAGTGATACACAAACGTTTCATGATTTTATTACTGCTGAGATTTTAGGTCAGCACCGTCCAGTTCAAGTAGATAATACCTATAATGCATTATCTAAATATAGTGAGCTGAACATTGATGAAGATGAGGATTGGTTAGAAGTACCTAACACCGTTGATATTGATGATGTACAATTAACTGCACAACATTTGATTAAAACGTGAGTGAGAATCTAATTATCCTTGTTGTTTTTATAATAATTATTCACTACTTATTGAAAAGTAAGTATAACAAATAAAGTATGGGGGCAACCAACTATATGAAGTGATTAAAATAAGCCTCGTATAGCCCCCTCTTTATTTAAATTCTTAGCCATGACAGAGAAAGAGATAATGAAATTAATGGAAGTGCAGTATCTGAAAGGTAGATTAGATGAATTATATAAAGGTTATGTTCCTTATAGTATAGAGACTAACAACCGTATAATTGATACTAGGATTAGCAAGTATGAAAACAAATTAAAAAAAACAGATGAAGCGGCATATATACAGTATAGATTAGAAAGAGAAAACTTAGAAATACTAAGAAAAAAACAAAAATAAATGTTAGAGGATTTAATACTTATTCTAGAAGCCCTTAAAAATGGAGACCAAGCAGATGCCTACGCTATGTTAGAAGAAGTAATTCAAGAACTAAAAATTAAAAAGTTACTAGATGAAACCAATACAGAAATATAAAGTATGAATGCAAAAGAAAGAAAAGAAAGACCTGTATACACAGGCGTTTTAAAATATTTTCCAGATGCAATAATGGAAGTTGCTAAAGTATCTTTAGCGGGTAATGAGCAACACCATCCAGATAAACCATTGCATTGGGACCGTAGTAAATCTACAGATGAGCTTGATGCGTTAGCAAGACATCTGATTGATGCAGGCAAACTTGATGATGATGGCCAACGTCACTCAGCTAAAGTTGCTTGGAGAGCCCTAGCTAATCTACAAAAAGAGATAGAGAATGAAAGGTGAAGTATATAAAAGTCATATCACTGGAAATGTTGTAGTAAAGAGACAAGATGGCTGGTATGACACAGTAAATAACAAACGGATCATGGGCTATAATGTATATAAGTTTGTATCACTATCTAAAAAGCAATAAAAAAGGGGCACTAAGCCCCTTCTTTTTTATAGATGTAGTGTTTATTGTAGTTCCGTAAGATTAAATAGTTTCTTACCGTAATTCAAGAGAATAAAAGCCATCTATATAACTACTATCTCTTGTTGCTTTACCCAAGCAGGGTTTTATTAAAGACTCAGCTCTCTATATAGTATTGAAAACTTCAAAGGTGAATCACCTTGTGAGACTGTAGTACCAGCTGTAGACACTATATTCAAAGCAGCGTTTGGTACAATAGCAGTGCCTCCAGTTAGTGGGTCTGAAATATTAAAATAATCATTAGTAGAGTTAAGTGTTGCATATGCAAAAAATTGACTACTGTTTAAATCAGTATTTCCTAATTTAAAGTTTACTCTTTCTCCTGACATAAAGTCACCGGCAAAGTTATATGCAACAGAATTAAAATCTATTTTGTAAACTACATTCATTATAGCATAGACTTTATCTGCCCCTGGTGCTGGAAGAACTTCAATGCTTCCTCCATTATTTAAGGTAAGCACTTGTTCTGGTGTTATTACCACTGTTTTCTTTCTAAGATCATCTGTTGCTGAAGAGCCTCCAAGCAAAGCTTTTAATTTAGAGAGTCTAACAATACGTAGTTCTGGCTTTTCTGCAGAATCAACACCTGGAGCTTTACCTTTATCTACACCTATTGGTATAAAGTCATTTAGTTTTGGAGCGCTAACAAATTTGTTACGCTTGAATAATCCTAATAAGTCTTGTAATAAGTTCATTTTATTTTATTTTAATTTTATTATACATCCGTAAATCCTAAATCTTGTAGTTTAGTTCTTACTAAGTTTTGATAGAATCCTGATGTTGTATTTTGTTGAGATATACCATTTGTGTAACTTGAGCCAGTATATCCTTCAAATTCTATCTTTCTTGGATTACCTGGTGATGGTTCAACTTTTAATTCCGCATCAGTCCAGCCTCCACTACCACCAACAAAGTTAGAAGCAGCTACACCATCACGTAAACCTTTAGATATAAAAACAGCATCATCTGCATTACCAGTTGCTTTATCAGAAGCTGCAAAGAAACAACCAACAGCATTTACAGCAGTTGGTGTACCATTCATTGTAGCATTTGGGCCATAAGTAATCCAGTCTTTAAGATTATTAATATCATCTAGTAAAAAGCCTGCACCACCAGTATTTCTAGCATATGGAGCATTTGTCCCTATATCATAACCGCCAGCTGATGTGCTTACTTCATCACCCCAAGCTAAAGTACATATAGTAGTTGCTCCTTCAAATATTCCTCCCGTACTAATACTAGAATTAAATTCTGCTTGGCTATCTTGATAACCATAGTTGTATAAACCACGGAACCAGTCTTCTCCATTCGGACCACCTGAAAGAGCTGGACCATTCATGAATCCAAACTTAACGTGTGTATTATATCTATTTTGACCATTAGTTGCTGGGTTAGGTGTAACACCAGCTGCAATTTCTTCAGCTAAAGTGTCACCTACAGCATAAAAATCTTGGAATAAAGATCTAAGGTTATTTGGATTTAGATAATCTGCACGGGCAAGATCATCACTTATACTTAATAATATATAATCACCTGCAAAGATCTCAAGGCTGACATCTATATTTGTAGTTAAAACATTTTGCGTTCTACCAGTTATAGTGCAATCTATACCTCCACTTGAAACAGTTGTTAATGCACCAGTGGTTGGATGTATTTTTTGTACTGTTGCAAGATCTGTTACACCAGATGGATTCGTATCTGGAAGTGTGAAATGAGCATCACCACCAACTTGATTATTACCAGCTACATATGCATCTATATCATTTATAAAGAAGCTTTCTGAAGTGTTTGTTGCAGACTGACAACTAATTTGACCATTAGTTGTCACATTAGTTACTTGTACTATTGCTTGTCCAATACTAACTTGACGTGCTAAAGTCTCTGCTAAGTCTACCATAGATCCTGAATTATCTATCCAGAATGCAAAGTATGTATCTTTATCTGGAACAATACCAGCTATTTGGAATTGCTGAATACCTGTTAGCCCATCTGGGTCAGTTGCTGTAAGTGTAACAGTAAATGTACCTGCTGTTACTGGATATGTACCAGCAAGAGTTCCTGTACCATCACCATTATCTGTAAATGTTAACCATGTAGCTGCAGCTCCATTAGCATCAACCAAAGTCATGGTTAAAGTAAGCTCATTAGGAGCATGATCTGGATCTGCTACAGTCCAGTTATATGTAGCTAAGGCAGTACCACCTACAGGATTTGACCATGCATTAGCACCGTAACTACTATCAGTTGGATCTGTTGAAGTCCAAACAGGCGCTTCTGGTACAGAGTTTACAAGTATAGTTATAGTTGCTGTATTACTATCACAGTATCCATCATTCACTTTATAAGTAAAGAAATCAGGTTGTGTAGCATCATTATAATAATTTGCATTAGGTGTATATGTATATGCTCCTGTAGCTGCATTAAAATTGCTTATTGTTCCATTATTTGGACCACCAACTATAGTAAATGTGTTACCATATCCACCATAACCATCATCATTAGTTATAAGCGTACCATTGAAAGCTGTATCTTCATCTGTTGTAATAGTTGCATTATTAACTACTGGGCAAACATTAGCTGAGAATAATTTACAGCAAGAGTCCCAATATAGAACTGCACTGTTTGCTGAAGCTTGTCTGTATGCATAACTAAATTTAAGTGACTCACCAAATTTAAGATCAGAAGTTTGATAACCTCTGCTACCAGATGGTCCATAATTCTGCCAACTAACTCTATGTGAAACTCCTATGCTATCTAGATTGGCATTTATGAATGTATAATCAGGGAATATAACAGCTGCATCAGCTAAGAAGGTACCTGACTTTACATTTTCTGCAACAACTACACCTCTATCACCATCAACAATATGATTCATACCTGATACTGTAGCATTAGCATGTGTTGTATCATCAACTGCAATATATGCATTTTTAAATTGTCCACCTGTCCATCCTACTGCATTACCCATTGCAATTGTATCAAAACCAACTGCAGGGATAATAGTAGACGCATCTCTAAATTTAACTTCATTATCATTTCCTGTATCTCTTACAAGTATCTCAGTAAGAGTATCGTCTTGTGAAACGCTGTCTAATTTTGCCACACCAGTAACTTCCAATATGCCTTCAACAGTAACTTTAGTTGCTGGAGTATTTACATCTCCATCTTGCACTAAAATAGAATCACCTAGTTCATCATCACTTGGTGTCCATAAAGGTAAACGGTATACAGTTCCTTGACCTGTTACAATATCTAATGAGTCTAGAGTTTGCCACTGAGGAACAACACCATCAGATACTAATATAGAATTAGCTGGAGATATAGGTAACTCAACCTTTAAGTTATTTGAATCACCATACCATATTGCACCATATGTAAGTGTTTCTACAATATCATCATTACCCCATAGTACAGTACCATCAGCTTGCCCAATAAGAACTTGGTTTGCTTGACCTGTATTACCTGCTGCATCTACAATAGCTCCATTAACATAAATACTATCACTAGGAGCTTTTCCTAATTCAATATCACCATGTAAATGTGAGCTTGGTCCATCTACCAATAGCACTGAACCATCAAATGTAAAGTTAGCATCGTCCTCTAATTCACCATTTGGTCCTACAATTACTACTCTATTATCTGTTAAGTCTTCTACATTTACACTAGCAAGAGTTGATTGTCCATCAACATCTAGAGTTCCAACAATCTGAGTATCACCTGAACTCACTTGTACAGTGAAGTTTCCTTGGCCTATATTAAATTCTGTTCCGTCAAAAGTAAAATTAGCATCATCTTCAAGCTCACCGTTAGTACCTACTATAACTATGCGGTCTTCTGTAAGGTCTAAGATATTTGCTGAGCCTGCAGTAAGTTGTAAGTCTACAACAAGGTTACCGTTGTTGACTGTAATAGTATTACCAGCTTGTGTCATTATGGAATCCATAAGAGTGTCCCATGCACATGATCCTTCAGGATCTGTATACACAGGTATAAATCCAGGATTTCCTGAGCCAGGTTGAGTACGTGTAAGATCTTCTGTTATTTCACAGACTAAGTCTCCAAAATTAACAACAAAGGGTTCCATCCTTGGCTGATAAGTTGGACCTTTACTAAGTGAACTAGTCTGATATCTCTTACCAAACTCAAAGAAGTCACGGACCTTGTCCATCTTCTTCTTTCTTTTCCCTCTTTGTAAGAGGTTTAATACCTCCTGAATATATATACTCATCTTATTTTATTTTACCATTTTACTTTATGTGACCAATATCTTGCTGATAGCTTTGAAGGTTTAGAATCTTGTGCATTATGTCTTGCATAGTATGACTTTTTTCTAGCCTTATCTTTAGCTGACTTAGGGTTTTTACCTGCACCTCTTACACCTTGCTGACCAAAACGTATAGTCTTTACTTTATCACCAACCTTAGCAACCACAACATGTGATTTAGTTTTATGATTAGGTGTGCGCTTTGGTTTATTATAACCTGACACTCCTGCTCTTGCTAATCTTGGGTCTCTCTTCTTTGCCATCTTCTTATGGGACCTGTGTTGATCCAGTTGTTAATGTTGTGTTTGTTGTATAATATGTCATAGAACCAAATATTCTAAAATAACTTCCATTATTAAAATCACCTGCATACAAGTTTTGTAAACCAAAGTAACTTGTAATACCTGGGTGTTGTTTCATTGGCTGTAATCTTAATGAACCTATTACAGCTGGGTCATTAGTAGTAGTACTTATACTGCATGATTTAACTTCATGGTCAAAACCATCAACAAAATCAAGGAAAGGAGATTGAAGAGTTGCTCCTGCACCTTGGGCATCAAAAGGCCAACCATGTATATATAATGCAGATGTGCTTCCAGAATTCCCTGATATAGCTGTTGCTAATACTTGAATAGTAAAATCACAATAAACCAAATTACCATGTCTAACCCAGTGACCTTGTTGTATTTGATAACTAGATATATTAAACTCTGTTGCAACTGTAGCACTTACTCTAGGAGTCCAGCTACCTCTTGTTTCTACTAGACCTTGAAAGCCTGTAAATTCATTCCATGTTATAGTATCTGTAAATGTATTTATATAATCTGCAAGGGTTATTGTTGCTTGATAAGTAGCACTTTCTGCCTCTACCCATACAATCTGTCCATCTGATATTAGAGTATCACTAATATTATTTAAATCAGCAAGGGTAGCTACATTATAGAATGCCCCTTTTATATCTTCAATATCAAGTGTTTGATTTGAACCTGAAAGGCTAGACAAATTAACTGATCCACTAAAACCACCTTCAGCACCTGCTGTACTTGTAAATTCAAGATTTGATCCGTTTAATGCAACATTAGTTATACCTAACCAACTAGGCATTTGTAATGCACGTGATTGAAATCCAGTTACGTGACCAAATTGATCAAGCTTAAGACCATTATTATTATTATTTGGATCCTGTCCAACAAGTAATTGAGGATCAATTGTATTACCATAACTTAAAGTTATAGCTGAACCAGCCGAAGTACCTGTAGCAGTAGGTGTACCATGATCAATAGTACCACCTGATACAGTAATTAGATTACCACCTGTTAGTGTTGTACCACCAGCTGCTGTCTCAATTATATTACCATCTGTATCTACAGATAAATTATAAGTTGCTGTACCTGTCTTATTACCTTGACCATAGTCAACAAGCTTTACATTCTTATGAATATCTACTATTTCTGCACCTGCTGTTGTTTTAATTTCAATTACTGGGTTATTACCAGCAGCACCAAGTCTTATACCAGCACCTGAATAATTATATACAAATGCAAATCCATCTCCATCATCATCCCAACCAAAACTTGCTTTGAAGTTATTATCTTGTTTAATCAAAAATTCAGGATCACCTCCTGTAACTGAGCTAGGTTTGTTTATAAAGAACCTATCACAGTTATTAAATCTCATTTGATACATACCGTTACTTAGTGGTGGTGATTGAGATAATTGACTATTCTCAATACTATCTCCACTTGCAGTAAACATAGGGATAGTTCTTTCAGAACCTGAGCCAGATATTTCTCCTACATCAAAGTAGGCTTTTAAATCTTTTAATCTAATGAGTTCATTATGCATCTTAGGAGCCGTGAACATCATATCAACATCTAGCTTAGGTGTCTTACCTAAAACAAGAAAGTCCTGATCTTCACCAGTTTTTGTAACCTTTTTACGGGTTAACAGACCCATCATGTCTAATAACATATTTCCCATTATCTTTTCTTTCCTTTATGTAAACCATGCTTAGCATGTTGTTTACCTTTTTTAGTTGCTGCTCTTTTCTTTTTATTTGCTGCAGCTAGCTTAGCTCTACCTTTCTTAGTGCTTTTTAGCCTAGATATAGTTTTAGCAGGAGCATATACTTCTCCTGTCTCAGAACTCTTTTTACCAGATGCGGTTCTCCACTTCTGTTTTGTCCATCTATCTAAGCTCTTTTGTCTAGCTGTTTTAGCCATAACTACTCACTTTGTGCTGCAGCATGTGAGCCATCACAATTTCCTTCAGGATCTTGTGTGTTTCCACATACGCAGGGATTAATTCCATTATTCATTGCTATGTACATTTGTATACCTTCGTTTAACCAGTGATTCATAATTTTACTTCTTAATAGTTTGAAACTTTTCAAATCCACGTGATCCAAAATAAGCCACGTAAATAGTAACAAGGAGTGTCTTGAGTAATTCTACCCAACTCTCATCTATATCAAAAGCAATATCAAGTGAGTCTAATACAATATAAAGAGATGTAATAACAGTAAGATATATTAGTGTCATTGGTCTAGTATTCTTACTTAACCAAGAATCAGATTTCATATCTGAGTCCCAACGCTTGCTTACTTCTTGCATCTCAATCATATCAAGCTCTAAAAGCTTCATTGCTTTTTCTTTATCTTCTGGTGTTAGTGAGGGCTCATTATCAATTAAACCTTTTACTACACCTAATACACCTGCGTCAGGTAAAACATCTCCAACTACACCTAATATACTAGGTACTTTATCAGTTAGAAACTTACCAACCTTGGTATCTTTAAATTTTTTCTTAGGTTTTGACATTATTTCTTTTTTCCTCTATAACCTCCACCGGCTGCTTTATATGCTTTTGCAAGCATTTGAGCTTTACGTGCTGACCACTGACCTGGTCTTCCACCTTTGCTACCCGCTTTGATTCTATTAAACAATCTTTTACGCATTGTAGGCTTTGTATAATTACCTGATGCGTTTACTGTACTTTTTTTCTTTTTTGCTGGCATAATTATTCTTTTATAACATTTACTTGCTATGTCTCTTCTGTACTTTAAAGTTAGCAACTAAGGATGCTCCCTTGTGAGGTACAAACTTTCCAGAGTGCTTCATAAGTCTAAAACCAGATCCACTTTTCATCCAATGGAATCCTGCTGGAGCTTTTACCCCTTTAGTTCCAGTTGAACCACCTTTTTTATAGTTTACAACGCTTTTAGGCATTGTTCCTTTTTTCTTTGCTGCTTTTATTTTTTTTGCTGGCATATCTATAATTTTATATTGCTTCTGTTCCTAGTGTTCCATCATTAGCTACAGTCAATTTATATACTGTACCGTTTGGTGATGATAACCTAACTTCAGTTGCAGGTCCTATTGTAATTTGATGCGTATTGTTTGAAACAGTTACGCCATCTCCCTTTAATGATTTAAATTGTAAAGTCTCTCCACTCTTTTGAGCAAACACTCCTGAGCCATCACCAACTGATTGACCCCATAGGTTTTCACCAGTATTAGGCTCACCTAAAGTGTTAATCTCTAAGAAGTCTCCGTTCTCAGCTACACTAAGATTCAGAGATAAAGACTTTAACTTTCTCAAATTTACTGTACAGTCTTCTGTCTCAGGATCAATTACTGTATCTTTATAGACACCTGCTGTACTAGTAAGGTTTCCTGTTGGTACATTTACAAATGTGCATACATCTGCAGGTACCTTTAAATCAGAAACCTTTATAAGCTTAACTGACTTATATGGAATAGGAGAAGCAACACCGGTCATATCAGGCTTCTCATGTATACCAATAGGTATAACATCATTAGACTTAGCCTTCTTAATCAGCTTACCTCTCTTTAATAAACTTAATACGTCAGTAAGAATATTCATTTTATTTCTTTTTAGATGCTGTCCATCCACCCATTTTATATGCCTGCATTCTCTTCTTAGAACCACCGTCACCGTAAACATATCTTTTTGTCTCAGATCCGTTTCTCATTTTTTGTTCCATGTTGTCAGCCATATCCATAGATGCACCACCATAAGTCATCTTATTTAAAAGAGACTCACCACCGTTTTTCTTATAGCCCATTGCTTTTAGTTTATTAAACAAAGCTTGAGCGCCTTTCTTTTTTTCAGCCATTTTATTCAATATTTAATGTTAATGTACATACTAATAAAAACAACCTTGCGGTTGTAAATGCATGCTTCTCATCAGGAAGAAAAAACTCCCATCCTAGAGCACACCTTTCATGAGGCCAATGAAAGGCTATTTCTAAATCCCAATTCATCTTCCTTGACCTCTATATTTCTTTTTGTAGTTCTTACTAAGCTTATTAACTGATGTCTTTGTCTTAGCATGAACTCCTGGTCTCTTTTTCTTAGCGGGCTTAACGTAAGCTTTTAGTACTAATCTAGCCATTACTTTTTCTTTCTTGGTCTACCTCTACGTTTTTTACCCTTAGCAGCATCTACTACATCACCAGCTTGATCAGCTACTTCTGAGATAGCATCTGCTACATCTTTCATTTCTTCTTTAACCCTCTTCACTCTTTGCTTAGTTGCTTTTACAACAGCAGTGGCTCTCTCATCAACTGTAGTCTTTGACCAGACCCAGTCCCATGCACTCTTTACAGAGGATTTAATTTGGTTTAATACTTTTTTAAACATTTTGTTTTATTTTGGTTATATACTAAATATACAAAAATTCAATCTTTTATCCAATTTATACATTTTTAAGTCTATCATTCTCTTTTTCTAAGAACTCAACTTTTACAGTTAACTCGCCAACTTCCTTTGTTAAGCTAAGTATCTGTGCTCTCATAAGATCTTTTTCTTCTGAGCTGTCTTGTAATAATTTTTCAAGTCGTTTGACTCTTTCTCTAAGATCGTCTCTGTACATGTTTTGATCATTAATTTCTCTTTCTTCTGCCCTTGCTTTGTTGCTGATGTATCTTTCGTAAAATCTCCAAGCGCCAGCTGAAAACAAAACACCTATGAGTGTTACTACTACTGTCGTAATATTATCTAAGTTCTGCATTGTTCTTCTTTCTATAGTAATGTTTAGTAATCTGATATAATATTATACCTGACATCATTATAGTAGTTAACCATATCCAGGCAAAAGGATTAATCATAACACCTGAAAGACACAAGTAGATGTTTACAAAAACTGAAAATATGAAGGAGCCATAAGCTAAAGATTTTCTAACTCTTAAGTTATGAATGCATGTGGATTTGATAAGGGCAAGTCCTAGAAGAATACTAGGTACAACTAAATAAAGTTTAAACCCTAAAGATAAAGTAGAAATCATTGGGAATAGGATAGCCCAAATAAACCCCAAAATAAGTTCAAGGGGTTCAGAATCATAATAGGTAAAAATATTTACTACTTTTTTAATCATTACAGAAATATAAACACTATATTTGTGACTAGGTGTTATGCTTAGTCCTATAAATAATATACAAATTTATTTGGATATTATAAACTTAAACACTTTAAATTTTATATATATGAATGCAATAGAACAAGATGAAAGTGGATTTGGATTCCACTTTAATTTATTACCCCCAGAGAGTTTATTAGGTTTTAAAACCATCAACTGTGAAGTACGTTGTAAAGATGAAGAATGGAGATCACTAAAAGGTCTTGAAGTAGGATTTTTGTTTTTCACTTTAACTTTTAAATATATTCCCTGGAAATAATTTGTAAGGCACATCAATTTTTCTTAAATTGAATATAGTGAATAACAAGCAGTATGACCCTAGGGCTGTACTGCTTTCTTGTCTTAACTCATAAATACTTAATAGAATGAATAAAAATATCTTTGAACCACGCACTAATATCCTGCCTTATGAATACCCACAACTACTAGAGTATAAAGACGCCATAAGGCATTCTTATTGGATAGATACAGAATACAATTTTACTGAAGACATTAGTGACTTTATGACTAGAGTCAACTCAATGGAAAGAGAAGCAATTAAAAGGACTATGCTTGCTATTGCACAGATAGAAGTTAATGTCAAAACTTTTTGGGGTGACTTGTATAAACGTATGCCTATCACAGAAATTGGTGATGTTGGATTTACTTTTGCTGAATCAGAGGTAAGACACAAAGATGCTTATGCTAGACTTCTCAGAATACTTGGATTAGAAGAAGAGTTTAAGAACGTTATAAAAGAGCCTGCTATTGAAGGTAGGCTTAAGTACTTAAAGAAGTACTTAGATGGTACAAGATCTAGAGATAATAAAATGTATACTAAATCTGTTTTATTATTCTCTCTATTTATAGAACATGTTAGTTTATTTAGCCAGTTTCTTATCATGATGTCTTTTAACAAAGAGAAAAATATATTTAAAGGTATTTCTAATGTTGTTGAAGCTACATCTAAAGAAGAAGATATACATGGTAACTTTGGTGCTGAATTAATTAATATTATTAAAAGTGAAAACCCTGAGTGGTTTGATGCAGAGTTTGAAGAACTAATATACTCTGCATGTAGAAAAGCATACAAAGCAGAATGTGGTATTGTTGATTGGATCTTTGAACAAGGTGAGTTAAACTTCTTACCTAAGAATACTATATTCAATTTCATAAAGAATAGATTTAATAATTCACTTAAAAAAATAGGTATGAACCCAATCTTTGATGTGGATGATGCTATACTTATGGATACTATGTGGTTTGAGGTTGAGATTACTTCTACCAAAGAAGGAGACTTCTTCTATAAAAAGTCTATAGATTATAATAAAAAGAGTAAGAGCATCACTGTTGATGACTTATTTTAAAACCAAAATAAATGGAGTACACTAAATACTATTGGCTGAATGAAGACAGCCGTAAATTTTTATCAAGAGGATATATATCAGAGGAACCAGAACAAAGAATAAAAGACATAGCAAATACTGCAGAAAAGTATTTGAATATGCCAGGCTTTGCACAGAAGTTTGAAAACTATATGTCAAAAGGTTTCTATAGTTTATCTACACCAGTATGGATAAACTTTGGTAAGCAAAAAGGTTTACCTATTAGTTGCTACGGATCAAACATAGATGATAATCTAGATAGCATACTAAATGCTGGACGTGAAATAGGCATGATGTCTAAGTATGGTGGTGGTACTAGTTGTTACTTAGGTAATATTAGACCAAGAGGATCTGAAATTAGTACAGGAGGCCATGCTGATGGTCCTGTACACTATGCTAGAATATATGATACAGTTGTTGATGTGTGTAAACAATCTGAAGCAAGGCGTGGGGCGTGTGCTGCATACTTACCTTTAGAGCACCCAGACATCATGGAGTTCTTAGATATTGGTACTGAGGGAAACCCTATACAAAACTTACAGTATGGTGTTACTGTGACCAATAACTGGATGGAGCAGATGCGGGCTGGAGATAAAGACAAACGTAAAGTGTGGGCTAAAGTCATTCAAAGAAGAAGTGAATTTGGTTTTCCTTACATAATGTTTAAGGACAACTCTAATGATAACTCTCCTTATAAAGAGATTGGTATGGAGATCACCGCATCTAATTTATGTTCTGAGATACAACTACCAACAGACACCTATAACTCTTTTGTTTGTTGTCTTGGTTCTATTAACCTATTACACTGGGATGAGATCCTAAAGACTGATGCAATAGAAACATATGTGTTCTTCCTTAATGCTGTTATGGATGAGTTTATCAAAAAGGCTGAAGTAAAAGCTGGACTAAAAAGAGCATATAACTTTGCTAAACAACACAGAGCTATAGGTTTAGGTGTTCTTGGATACCATAGTTTATTCCAATCAAAGCTTATTGAGTTTGAGTCACTTGCAGCTAAACAACTCAATAATCATATATTTAAGCATTTAAAAGAAGTATCTGATAATGCATCTAGATGGTTGTATGAACACAGAGGCTACAGGTCCTTGCGTGAAGGTTTTGCAAATACAACACTAATGGCTATTGCGCCTACTAAATCTAGTTCATTTATACACGGTGCAGTATCTATGGGTATTGAACCAATCAAGTCCAACTACTTTATTAAAGATCTTGCTAAATCAAAAACTGTTTATAAAAATCCTTTCTTAGAGTGTGAATTAGAAAAGTATGGATTAAATAATAAAAAGACTTGGGATAGTATACTTAAGAAAGATGGGTCTGTTCAACACTTAGACTTTCCTACTAAGGCTGTATTTAAGTCATTTGTAGAGATAACACCAAAAGAGTTAGTTCTTCAAGCGGCACAAAGACAAAAGTATATTGATCAATCACAGTCACTAAACTTAATGATACACCCTTCTGTTCCAGCAAAAGATATAAACGCTTTGTATATATATGCATATGAAGAAGGTGTAAAAACATTATACTATCAGTTTAGTCAAAACTCAGCTCAAGCATTCTCCAGAAATATCTTAGAGTGTGCAAGTTGTGAAGGCTAATAAAATTAATACTTGACAGATAAGAACCGGTTAGAAATGGCCGGTTCTTTTTTGTTTACACATATTTAATTTGTATATTATAGTATAAACCAACTCAAGATTATTAACATAAAAATAGTAATTATGAGTTTTCTTAAAGATAAAGAACTAAGAGGATACCTTGGTGCAGCCACTGTATTCTTATTAGTAATGGGTCTTCTACTCTTCTTAGCATTTTTTGAAATACCTGATACAAACAATGATATATTCAAAGTTATTGTAGGTATGCTTGTTGGCTCACTATCTGTTGTTATCTATACTTTTATAGGTAAAAACCCAGAAGAAGTTGAGTCACTTAAAGCTAAGAATGAAGCATTAGAAGATAAAGTCAGTCAGATGGTGATAGAAAAAGATAAATTAGAGCTTTTACTCAGAGACCTACAAACAGAGGTTATTGATAAGCTATCTCTTACAGGAGAGCATTTTGCCTTTTCATCACTTGAAGAAGATGAAGAATAGAATAAAACTTTTTACACTTGTATTTGTATTATGCAATATTATGCATGCACAGCAAATACCTGAAGATAAAAAATTACACTTTGCTGCTGGTAGTATTATAGGTGCAGCAGGTTATGTCTGGTCTTATCAAAAACATCAAGATAAAACTAGAGCAATGATAACAGGAATATGTTTAGCATTTGCAGCAGGTGTAACAAAAGAAATGTATGACGGACAGATAAAAGGTGGGTACGTAGAACTAGGTGATATAGCCGCAACAACATTAGGAGGAATAACATGGAGTGTTACAATACCACTGTTTCAAGAAAAAAGAAAATATTATAAATTTAAACCTGATAGGAAAAAAAGAAAGCCCAAATCTAAAAGAAAGTGTGGCAGATAAAATTAAATTAAATAACATGAAACAACTACTTACAATTATACTAGCATTATTCTTTGTTACAGATTCTAATGCTCAATTCTTTAAAGAGTTATATAAAGACTTTTTAAAGTATGGAACCGTCTATGCTGCTGGTGATTATAGATCAGCATATGAGACATCAGATAAAAAATATTTAATTAGAACACCAGACGGTGCTGGTATATATGATGTACCTGAAGTAGTAGATGTAACGGAATACTTCCCTGCAGACTACAGATATGGTTTTGGTATCCGTAAACTTGCACGTTTTGACTATGAAAGAAAGCCAGGAAACTTTTGGACTGGAGATCAAAATAGAGAGAGACAAAACGGATTGCTTGCACCTACCTCTGCTATAAAAGGATTTGAATATCTATTCCACTGGGAGAAAGAGAGACGCAGAGGAGAAGAATGGGACAATGAAAGATTCTTCATTAGACATACAGGTAAATATCATATTGTAAAGCTTGAGCAAAGATACCAAGGTGCATATGATTTTAACTATCAGTCTGCTGATGTAAGAGCTAGAATACCTATTGGTAAAAAGTTTGCTTTATCTTTAGGTGCTGCATATAGAACACATGAAAGAGTATATGGTGTAAACCCTTATGAGATCTGGGTTAGCGCTTTAAATGATGATGGTTCACAAGCTAACTACTGGTATGAGCTTGCCTATGAGTATGGTTATCAGGATGCTTTCTATGCTACTACTATTGTAAATCCACAAACCGGAGAAGAAGAAGAAATATTTGGATACTTCTGGTGGGATCCTCAAGGAAATAGAATTGCATCATCTGATTTACAATTCAGAGATGGTCCATATAAAAGATTAATATCAAAATATAATAGAGATATATTAGGAGAAACTTCACAGTTTGGTTTGGTTAGTCCTGTAGTGGGATTTGACTTTTATCATTATGATAGCAAGTTTTGGATTCACTTATATGGTACAGCATACTTACCTTATCACAAGTATGTCAAAGGAGATAAAGATGACTATGGTAGAGTACCTTTATCTTATCTATTCAGAAACAGTTGGGATCAGTATGGTCTAGCTGATGCAGCAAAAGGAGAGCAATGGTGGGATTATCAAGGTGGTGCTAATATTGGAATCAAAATTGGTAAGTCAATAGGAATCTTTGCTGACGCAGAATATACTAGAATGTGGGATTCAGAGTTTTTTATAACATCATTTGGAATAAATTATACATTTAGATAATGGCAAAGCAATTAGGAGAAGATACTAAGGTTACACTTGATCTTAAAACATTAGGAATGATTGGTGCTGGGATAGCGTCACTAGTGGGTATGTGGTTTGCTCTGCAATCAGATATTCAAGAAGCTAAAGAACTACCAGCTCCTGTTATTGATAGAATTGAATATGACCTTAAAGATGAGTTAGTGCGTCAAACTATAATGGACACACAAGATGACGTTGATGATATCAAAGATAAACTAGATAAGATAGATCAACGTTTGTATGAACTACAACAAAGGTAGATATGAAAAACATTATAACTTTACTACTATTACTACTACCGTTTATTTCTTTTTCACAAGAGTGGGTTGATGATCAATCAATTGATAAAGTATTAAACTCAAAGAGTGCTTTTGGTGATGATGAGTCTAAGATAATAGTTATAGAATTTTGGGCTAAGTTTAATGAAGCAAATGCTTTTAGTGACTGGTCTAAAATTAATGAAGATTATTACAGAGTAGATATTGGTAAAGCACCTAGTGCAAAAAAGAAATATAGAGTAAGAATGGCCCCTACCATAATTATATTTAAAGATGGAGTGGCTGAGGAAAGCTTCAAGGCAGGTCTAGATTTAGAATGTCCTGTAAGCTTGGAAGAATTGCAAGAAGCAATTAAAGAGGTTAAAACCGCGGGAGCATTTTAAATTAAAAAAATGAAAAAATTATTACTAATATTATTGTGTTTCTTTGTTTTTACAAGTTGTGAAAAAGAAGAAATATTACCTTCAATTGAAATGAGTTTAGATGGACAATCATTTGATCCTTATGATAGATACGCACAAATCAAAACATTTGCTGGTAAAAAAAATGAAGCTGATACAGTAAAGAAAATCTTTATTCTTTATCTACAAGTAGATGATGGAGAACCAAGATTAGATAGACAACACTTTGCTTTATACTGTTTGGATTCAGATGCAAATGATGATAACAAACTATTAGACTTAGGTAATTACACTTGGGAAAACCCAGATAATAAGTTTGCTGGTGTTGAGATACCTGGTGATCAAGAGTATGTTGTTTGGAATAGCGTGGATGTTTTAAGTGTGAGCAACGGTATTTCTTTGCAGGCACAAGGAGAGTTTTTTAATCCTTATGTTCAAAGGAATATGACTGTTGACTTAAGACTAGAAAATTGGCCAATAGGTTTAGATGTAGATGCTACTCCTTATGGGTACTTGCTAGACTAGCCCCATCTCCAAGAAAGACAGAATACTATCATATAGAGATTGAACTCATTCCAATCATCTTCATGTTCTTTTGGCATATACTGTATTCCTACTAATGGTCCGTGTGCTAATGCTATTATTTTAAAATCCATTAATCTATATAAAAGTCTTGTCTCTTAAGGAAACCTTCCCATTTTTGTATGGTGTATAATGCAGGTATAGCATCAAACCATTCTTTTCTCATCTTGAGCATTCCTTTCTTAGGTCTATTCTGATAATATAACTGAGAGTTATTCATCATGTTATATCTCTCCATTGGAGATATTGTAAACCTAGCTTCATTATCTGTTGCTCTTGTTAAGAATGCTCCAGTGTTTGCAAGAGTATATCTTGTAGTTGCTTGTAGTGCTTCACCTATAGCTCCTAATGTTCTTGTTGATGCAATTGGATCACTAATCATTTCTCCCATTTGTACAAGACCATCTGGCACTACCGGCATAAACATTACAAGTTCACTGTAGGTTCTATCTGTTTGATAAATAGCCAAGTTCTTTAGTCTCTTAAGTGTTGGGTTATCATCATCGTCATCATCAAATAATCCAAGGAGTATATTCTTAAGCATTAATGTTGCTAACACCATAGATATATCAGCCATGGTTCTTTGGAAACCAAATATTTTATTTTCTATTTTCTGATCTACTTGCTCACTTACTTCACCATAACCTCTCTCCTTCATAAAGCCTTCTTTATATGTAGCTACATTTAAATTAAGCTTTCCAAGTTGTTTAGTTATATAGGCCATCATTTCCCACCATGACTTATATCTACCTTCCATCCATCCTAGATTCTCATCAAAGTATTCTCTCTGGAATCTTGCTCTGATAGCAGGTGCAACCCATTTGTGGAATTGTGCAAGAAGTTGTCCCAAGTTTCTTCTCTGGATAACCATTCTATCTTCTCTAGCATAGTTACCATGAATTTGCTTATTAACTTCACGGATCTTCATTCTTGTATCAAACCTAAAGTTTTCTGTAAACTCTTTCTTTATTTCTTTAGGATTCTCTATTCCTTTTGTCTCAACAATAGTATCATAACCTTCTTTTAGCTTTGCAGTTTGTGTTTTAGAATCAAACTCATAAGCATCAAAAAGATTAAGTCTTTCTCCTGTAGAACTGTTTTCTATTATAGTATCCATTAATAAAGCCATACCAACAGTAGTCTGTACTTTATATTCCGCTGCATCCTGTAATGAATAACCAAATGCTTTTATATTATCTAATGAGAAAAAGTTTGTGTTTAGAGCATCATTACCTTGTATATTCTCACGGATATCAGCATCTGCATCCATCATTTGAAATTGCATAGCTAATGCTTCCCATTTAGTCATGGGTAATCTTGGGTCATATCTTTGCCCAGCACCTCTTGATGCAGCGTATGCTGTTCTTTTAATCATACTTTGTCCAATCTGACCTAAGTAAAATTCTTTATTTGCTCTGAGATAGCTTGATCTAGTATAGAATCTACCACCTAATGCTTCTATTGTATTGTTGACAGATGCAATTGCTAAGTTGTTTAAGTTACCTATAGCGTTGAATGCTACATAAGATAAAGAAGAATATGATATTAATTGTTGAACTGCTTTATCTGCTACTGTTCTATTAATTTCATCTGAGTTGTAATAAACCATTTTAAACCAAGCCTTGACTCTTTTTACAGTATTAGATTCTTCTTGTGTCTCTGAACCTTTTTTACCCACCATTCTAAGAGCAGCATTACCTACTGCATCAGCACCTTTTGATACAGCTCTTCTTAGAGTTCCTGTTTTAGTATCTGCATCATAATAAGTTCTATCTTCAACAATAGTTTTTATAGCTTTCAAAGTATCACTTATATCATCCATCTGCTGATAGTTTTCAGCCATTGCTGTAAACTTAATTAAGCTATCAGCAAAGTCCATACTAATCTCATCAGCACCAGGTTTACCAAGAAGGGTTTGAACCTCAGCTTTTGCTATACCTATTTCTTTTTCATACTGATATTTTTTAATCTTACCTTGTTTGTATTGTAATTTTATAGCTTCAACTTTTTCTTCAGCAGCTTTTAGTTTTTTCTCATCTGCAGGTCTACCTACAAATAGTATAGGTAGAGAGTCAATTAAGTTTCCATTATCATCAACTGATACTCTTCTAAATTTACTAGTTGTTGAAAAACCTTTTTTGAGCCAGTCTGCTTTATTACGTATCCATGCTTCAAAACCTAATTTAGTTCCTGCTTGATTCTTAGCATGAGATATCATCTTACCTCTCACTAATGGTGCTCTACCTAACATCTGATCTCTAACAGCCATAGGTAGTTTTTTAAGCATATCATCATATCTCTCTGTATATGCCATATAGAAATCTCTTTGTGCTCTACCCAGTGCATCTGTAGGATTCATTATCTTGTTATACTTTTCACTAGTCATAACTTTACCACTACGTGTGGTTTCTTTAGCTACTCTGTATTTTCTTTTTGGGTAGTAAGAAGTACCTGGAATAAGTCTACCAGTTGGTTCTCCATTCTTTTTTTCCATGAATAGAGCGTCTTCTTTCTGATCCTGATATTTTAATCTAAACTCTGCTTGCTCTTCTGGAGAAACACCGGGTTTAAATATCCAATATCCATGAGCACCTGATGGTACAAACGTTTGATATCTTGCTCTTATATCTTTCCACTCTTGTGTATATTCATGAAACTCTCCGTCTACAAGTTTACCGTCTTCTATAGTCTCTGCTCTCCAAAAATCAGCATATGCTTGTTTCTTTTGATATAAATCTAAGTTATGTTTAATATCAGCTGGGTCAGCTGTTTCTAGATCATCAATCATTACATACTCAATAGGATCACCATTATCATACTTTAAAGCATCTCTAAGTCTATCCGCTTGCAAGTAATATTGTTGACCTAATTTTCTAATTGTAAGTCCTGTAAATCTACCATCCTCATCCATTTCAGCCATAAACTCATAAATCTTTCTTGGATCTTGAGTACCTGTAAGTTTTGCTAGTCTATTACCCAGACTTCTAATTTCTGCATTTAATGCTTCAGCTCTTTCCTGTCCTCTAAGTCTGGCTCTACTCCATTCTTTTGCAATTAATGCTGATAAAGTATCAGGAGATGTAGCAAGATCTCTTGTTTCAAGATCCCACCAAGTTATATCCTGCTCTTCTACTAACATTTTATTTAGTTCTTCTTCTGTAAAATCTCTATTAGAATTTTCTCTAACATATTCTCTTACATAGTCTATAACAGCTTCTTTAATAAGTCCTGTCTCATAGTTATCTCCTTGAACTTCTCTTAGCTTTTGCTCTAATGTAAGTAATAGAGATGCCTCAGTCTTGTTTAGTATACCACTATCTTTGATAGATTTTAAACCAAGGAATGTAGAAGCAAACTTGTCAAAGTTCAATGCATATGTAATAAACTCTTTCTTATTAAAGTTAGCTGGGTCTTTTATATAGTCAATAAAAGAATTAATTTCTTTAATAGAATCTCTAAGTAGGTTTGCATATACACTACCCATAAGTTGTGCATCACCTTCTAGCGGATCTAATGCAAGTTCAATTGCAGCTATAGCATTATTTGTATATGTCAAAGCAACATCATTTGTCTTATCAACAAACAATTGCTTTTTATAATTTTCTATAGCTTCTCTTCTTTTCTTTAAATCTGTGTGATGATTTTTAAGAACAGTCTTAAGTGACTCATATCTATTATCATCAAACTGTGGACTAGTTGGATAATCAACGTTGTCTTCTAAGAAGTTAAGATCATCTACAGGATTAAACATTTCTCCTTTAGATACATCTTGATCAATTTTTTCTTTGGCTACTGTATCTACGTTTAGTGGAATTAGCTTATCTACAATATGATTATTGTAAGATGGTTTATGTGTAACCATACCATCCATTCTATAAGAACCATTAAACTTTTGGTTAGTACCTTTACCTGTAATATCTACATGTATATGAAAAGTTTGTGCACCATAGTCTGATTGATCTACAGTATAACCCATGTTCTCAAACATTCTTCTATACATGTTTACTTGAGCACCATGCTTACCCCTAGTAGATAACTTCTCTACACCTTTATCTTTTAGTAAGCTATCATCTTGTAAAGCCCACTCTCTTTTGTATTGTTCTTTTGCTGTGCTTGCATATGCAGTCTTACTGGTTTTAAGATCTATAATCTTTATCTCACCTGTTGGTGTAATACCAACAATATCTGCTGTACCAGCAATTTTTGTTTTCTTATCATATACAACAACCTGTGGTATAAATACTGTACCGTCAGCTTTTAATCCAGTTATAAATGCAGATAAGTCTGCAAAAGCTTTTTCTACTAATGCTTTATCATCTTTTAATACACTTTTAGAGTCTGCTTGCAAGTCTTGGAATACTTGGTCAAGGGTTTTATCTGAGAGAATACCATCTACTATAGAGTCAAAATCATTACCTATTGCAATGTTTAGTGCAACTTCTTGCTCGTTAAACATCTTACCATTAATGGCTGTAGTAGCTGAAGTGTATTGATCATTAAGGTCTGTTATATCATAGTATGTATGATTCTCTTCATTAAGTACAACTATACTATCACCCGTCTTTGTATCTTGTGGGCCTGCAGATAATGAATCTATTGTATCACTCTGCTTCATGGCAATATTAAAAAGCCTATCAATTATAGCTCTCTGTGCTGTATTAGCCTGAGCTTTGACATGGTTTACTATCTTTTGTAATCTATCAGATAGTGCATATCTTACTTTTCTATCTACAACCTTTTGTATTTCAAAAGTTATATCAGAGGTGTTAAGCATTCTTGCAATGTCTGACATTGTGGTGCTAGGTTTTATCTGACTTGCTTTTAACACAGGTAAACCTGCATCTGTAACATACTTATGTAAGTCACTGATAATATTAAAGAACCATTTAATTATATCTGCTATCTTATCTAAGTAGCTTTTTGTAGGTGTATTCTCATACTCTTGTCTGAAATGTCTTACAAGTGCTTGAGTTACAAGCTCTAAGTTTCTGTGTGTTTCATTAAAACCAAGCTTGTCTTTGTATGATGCTTCTATCTGTTGTGCTAAGACAGGAAAGTTTTCTTTTGTCTCAGCTAACAATGAGTCAAATAACTCTGGGTTCTCTGCTTTGATTGCATCTACAAATGGGTGTAACACCTCTTCTACTGCTGTATTAGCATCTACTCTACCGTCTATAAGTACAGCTTTACCATTTACATAAAATGATTTTATATCATCAAACTTTACTTTTGACTTCTGCCCTGCTGGTAGAGAGTTATAATATTCTTTTGCTGCACTGACTGACATCACCTGAACATCTATCTGAGGAAACATTCTCTCAAGATGCACTATAATATCTGTAGTTTTTAAATCACCTCTTGTTTGTGGTAGGATATCTTGTATACTAAATAAATTATCTCTTACAATAATCTTTGCTGATCTTGTTGTCTTTAAGATCTGTACTGTGTCTTGTGGAATATTATTTATCTCAAGATATCTTCTGATCTTTTTTATATTCTTATCTAGAATATTTTTATCTGCTACAAAACTCAGTCCGTCAGTTGCATTTACATAGTTGTAACCTTTATATTTTTTTGTAACAAGCTTCTTAGATATAAGATTAGAAATAACAGACTCTGCAAACTCTCTCTTTCTTACTGATAGAGCAGTCTGGTTGTCATCAACAAAATCCATTGCTTCCTGTATAGAAGGTATAGTGTCTGTATTATTAAGATCTTGATAAGCATTTATCAAGTTATCTGTAACAATATTAGACCCAAACTCTTCATAGAGTGCTTTGTATTCTGCTGTATTTCTATTTGGACACTTTGCCATGCTTTTATATTTTTAAGGTACACTTAATGTTTTCTAAGAAAGCATCATCACTTATACCAAATTTAAGGTTTTTTCTTTTCTTTAGGAAGTCATCAAAGCTATTTATATCTTCCTTATCTGCAAGTATTGCTAACCTATCATTGAAAGGACCTATGTTTTCATTCCAATAATTAGTCATCTTCTCAACATCCATTTCAGATCTTTTAGGTTTAAGCATAGCTTTTAATTTACTTGGAGTTTCTACATCATCTTCAACAGCAGTTCCTGTCTCAAACTCTTCTACTCCCTCTATCTGTTGCTCTGCTCTTTCAAGTGCTGTTGCTTGTGCTTTTGTAAGTTTAGATACAAACTTAGATATATTAGTATTATTTACTTGTACGTTAACACCATCAAATGATATATCCTCTGCACCAGAAAAATAATTAGGATCATTTATTCCTGCAGCTCTTTCAAAGTCTTCTAGATCATTTTCTTTGTTCTTCTCTACTACTGTTTCAAATATTGTTTTACCAGTAGGTCTAGTAAACTCAACTGTATCAAACATAAACCCAATACCATTTTGACTTGTAGAACCTGTAGAGTTTACAATTAGATAATTTGTTTTCTTGTTTACAATATTAATATCTTGTCTATCTCCTGTATCCTCTAGTTCATATAAAACTTTATTAATTCTAAGATACATTGGTGCTATATAACCATTAGGAGTAATTTCAAATGCTTGTAGGTCTGAAGCTCTTGCACCCTCTGCAGCAAAATCTATAGTAAGACCTTTGTCATTTATGCTAATAACATTGCTACCGCTTGGCGGTGTATAAAGAGTTTTTACAAAAGACTGAGAAGAAGAAGACTTTAGGTATCCTTCTACAAACTCTTTAGTTAGTTCTTGTATGCTTTTACCAAATACATCTATAACTCTATTTGGATCATTTTTCTGAGATAAGAATTCTTTTGCAACTACTTCAGAGTTCTGAATAAATCTATCCATAACAAAAGGTGTGAGTGCTTCTAATAAAGAGCCTTCTGCAAATTGTAAACCATCTTTTACCATTACATAATGTAATATATGTATAGCATCTTCCTTAGTGTTTACCTCACCATAAATTTTAGCAAAACCATTTTGTAGTTTTATTTTTTGATTATCACTTAGTCTAGCAAAAGTATTTGACACAGCTGTATTCAAACCTGTATTGTTATTTGCATCTTTAAATGATCTGTTATACACAAAGAAATCTAAGAAGTAATTATCTTCATCTTTATATAACTTCTTTAATCTATCTACTACTACATTTATATTTTCATCTGTAATACTATTAGGATATATCATTGTGTTAGATAGTGATCCTGATCCTATTTTTGCTTCTGTATTTAGTAATTGATTTCTATAAGCTGTAATAGTTAAAAAAGATAATAAATCAGTAGATATTTTTCTTATATCATTTTCTCTTAGTTGTTTTGTGTTAAAACCAAGAGTAGCTAACATAACTTTAAAGTCTGTACTGTGTGTCATGAGGATGTTTGGTAATAATACATCCTTAAATTCTTTGTGTATTTTATAGTTTGTTGCATGGAAACTATCACCCTCAAAAATCTTTCTGACATCAAAAGGTACAGTCTTACCACCTTTTATTCTGTGTTGCTTGAACTCTTTGTTAGTTAGCCCTAATCCTAATTGACTTGCTGCACTTTCTTTACCAACAATATCAGCTAAGTTCTTACCATGACCTTGCATTAAGTTAATAAGTGCAGTTGCATTAATACTGTGATTAGTTATAGTATTTACTTTTTGTAATACTCTAAGAATACCAACTGTTTGAGATTTTGTAACATCTTTATCATTTAAGGCTTTTAATAAAACACCATCTGTAACTTTAGCTGGCTTAGCTTTTAATTCTCGTATTCTAGCATTAATATTAAAATCTGATACACCTTCTTCTATTAATGCAACAACTTCAGGATTATTTACAAAATATATTGAAGTCTCAAGTGGTACACCTAAACTTACCATAGTAGTAACATAACCAAGAGCAGTTTTGTTAAGACCTAGCTTAGATGCTAATCTTTCTTTTGCATTATCAGTCATTGCTGTAATCAACTCAGATAATATATATTGTATTCTATCTCCTTTTTTATTCTGTCTATTATTCTCTAGTACGTAGTCTACACCAAATGTTTTAAATGTAGAATTATTTATACTAAAGTGATATTGTGGATCAAGCTTAATACCAAACTCAGCAAATAAACTATAATATAAGTTGGGTTTTACAACAACACCAATAGAGTCTGCACCTTCTTTATTGTTTTTGAATGATAAAGTTTTACCAAGTAAACTATTTACATCTGTTTTAACATCTGCTGTTCTCTTAGCAAACTCTGGTGCATCTACTTCTAATGACTTTCTTATCTCTGTAAGTCTTGTAAGCCCTGTACCTTCATAAGATATAGCTACATTATTTTTACCATCTATATTTCTAGGTGTAGTTACAAAGTCATTACCAAGTAAAGCAAACTTATAATCTAGATCTTTGTTTGATAAAGCACCCGCATATGGTTCACCATAAGTTTCAACATAGGTATTATACTGTTCTAGTGTAATAGGCATACCAAGCATCTTGAGTGCTTTAATAGAGTCTAGTTCTAAACCTGATGTTCTTCCTATTGCAGTATTGTCATCATCAAGCTTGATAGTTTCTGATCCTTTGTTTCTTTTATCTAGCGCTTCTTTATAGATATTCTTACCCCTAGCTTTTATTTTACTATTAACGTATTCTACATAGTCTGCATAACCATTTGTACCATACTCAACAAACTCATTACCTTTTTGATAAAACTCTTTAAAGTGTGTATATAGTTTATCAATATCAAAGTCAGCACCTGATATCTCTAATAAGTCTACAGGAAATACAGCAGTTGAGCCAAGATAAGTTGGTAAGAAATCTATCAACTTAAGATTAATAGCTGAGTGATTATCTTGAGAAGGTATACGTACACCATATGCTTTTGCAACAGCGTCTGGCATAGATGCATTTGTATTTTTTATTCCTGTCACTACTTCACTGTGGTGTGCAGGCATTAAAAACTCAGAATATCTTTGTCCTGTATATTTACCATTACTATCATATTCTTTCAATCCCATTCTTGGTTTATCAAGAACAATAACTCCTTGACCTTCTGATGCTTCTATAAGTCCAGCAAGTCCGTCCATATCTCTTGATATATCCAACACTGGTTTTTCATTACCAAATTGTTTGTGGTAAACATCTTCTCTAATAATTTCTTGTCTGTCTATATTACCGTTCTCATCTAAAGACAATACTCTTCTATACACTTTAACACCATAACCTGACATTAAAGCAAGAGATGTTCCTGGTAATTTATCAGCCATTACACTCTTACTGAAATATGCCATAAACAATTGCTCTGCTTTTGCAATAACATTAGGTGTGTTGAGACCATACTTCATAGAACCATCTTCATTTGTCATAAACTGTTCTATAATATTAGAACTAGCTTGTGATGCTTTTAAAGATTCTGTTGCATACTGCAAGAAGTTATATAGATCTAACTGTAAATCAACACCAGGTTGTAATAACTCATCTGACTTAACACCATCTAAATTATCAAAGTCAACTAGTAAGTTTCTTTTTTGTATATGACTAAGTAGTATCTTTTGTGAGTTGTTTTTATTGTACTGTTCTTTAATGTCTTTGACAGTAAACTCAGTACCATTTATAGTAACCTTTGTATTATCTTTTTGCTCTCCTGTAATTAATGTTTTCATCTGTGTAGGAGATGTTATCTGCATTTTATTAGATGGATTTACTACCTGTAATCCCATAAAGTCTGTAGATAACTCAGTTACATTATTTTTATCTATTGCAGATGCACTAAATGCTTGGTCATGAGTCAATACATTCTGCTTTAACATCTTAAGAGCTGAGGTAGGAGCACTGAATATAACAGTTTCATTTGCTCTTTCATACTCTTCCATTTTAATCCTCATATTATGAAGCTCTACCTTATTAGGTTTTGGAATAGTATATTCTCCATTTTCATCTTTAAGTGAAGTAAGCTCTGGTGTTAGTGCTACAGCTGACATTTTTATGTATGTACTACCATCAAAGTATACCAGCTTCATAGAGTTCATAACATGCTGGTCAGATACATAACCTCTTGTGTCTTCTGATCCAAAGAATTGATCTGCTGTCACCTCTTCACCTGATTGTACTTGATCATGTAATTGTGCAAAACCTTTATTGAGTCTACCCATACCAAAGTTAGAATATCTAGATCCTTTGGTTGTCATATAAACTTGTGCATCTGTTTCTTCTGATAACTTATCATCTGCCTTTCTTTGATACATAGGATCATTAAATGGCAGTACGCCAAAAGAACTAAGTTTGTGATTAATACCTAACTCAGGTGCAACAAAAGGCACAGTAATATTCTTATGTGCTGCATTTTGTCCTTTACCTCTTTTTACCTGATCTACTGCATCTTTAAGAGTTCTACTCTCATCTCCAAGCAACAATTGATTGATTGCGGTAGTATTTAATTTATCATTAAAATATATCTGAGCTAAATTAAATGATGCATCTGATCTTTTTAAATTTAATTGTTCCATTGCTAAGTCTACGTCAGCATCTAATTTTCCTGACTTGTTTACTAAACCTGTAGCTGCAACTGGAATATCTGAACCTAATACTCTAAGCTGAGCTATTGTATCTAAAAATTCATCAAACTCATTCATTAAATTAGTTTGTACATGATTGTACAACTTACCTTTTAGTGTTGTAAGTTTCTTAACTGCATCTTCAAAAGATAGTTCTCCTTTATTTGCTATCTCTTCTAGTTCTGTTGCTACTTCTTCTGATAGATAACCTCTAGATGTAAATAGCTTATATGCTCTACCGTTTTCATCTGAGTTATATCCTTCAATTCTATCTTGAGTAGGTTCAACAACTTCTTTTACAATTCTATTATATTCTTGTCTAAGTATATCTACAAACTCATCTAGTACTGGTACAGCAATAGTCATATCAGAACCTGTTCCTTCAACAGCTTTGGTTACTGGTAATAGCATCATATCACCTGTATTAGATGCTTCAAGCACTCTAATTAAAGATGGTGCAAGCGCAACCTTTTCTCCATTTACCTCTACTGTTTTGTTCTTAGAGTTACTAGTATTATATAGATAGGTATATGCATTAATAAGATTTACTAAAAACTCTTTGGCTGTTTGTTTTCCATATGTAGTAGAATCTTGTTTAACCAAACCACCGTCTCCAATGATCTGACCTGCTTCACTTTGTTCTATACTTGCAACTCTTGAACCAGCTATTCTTAATATAGATATTTGATCTGTCTCAGATAATAAATTAAATGCATCTGATTTTAGCAAGTAGTTATTAGGATATTTCTCTTTAAGCTCTGCAATAAAATCACCATCATTCATTTGTACAGCCATCTTACTGTGGAATGTTGGTAACTGATGTAAGTAAACCTGGTTACCATCAGCATTTATATATGTACTAGCACCTACATTCTCATCAAACTGCTCATTTGCTATAGCCATTCTAATAAGTCTAGACTCCATGCCTTCAACACCTTTGTCAAAAATGTTACCTGACTTATCTTCTTTTAATGTAGCACTACTAACAATATCTCTAAATGTAACAAAGTCTTTAGATGACAATGGTTCTACATTTTGATATTGTTTTATAAATGTCTTTTGTGCTTTTGTAGGTTCTAGAATAGCTTTGCCTTCATTTGCCACAAGCATGCTGTACTTAATATATCCTGTGCTAAGTAGTATACCTGTACTATTGTATAACTTTTCTCTAATAATCTCTGCCTCTTTAGATAAAGCTTTTTCAGAAATAGACTTTCTGCTTCTTGAAAGTTTACCTATTGCATAGTCAAACGTTTGTGTTGCTTGGCTCTTGCTAGATGCATTTCTTTTAATCTCATTTAGTTTTACATCATAAGCTGCTGACCATATATTTATCTGTGATCTTGCAGCATCTCTTGAAGCAGCATCATATAAATAAGTTTTATTATTAGCCGGGTCTTTCTGTACAAATAGGTAGTTAAACCTGGAGTTTTGGAAAGACTTAATAACCTGTATCAAGAATGCAGGATTATTAACTTGTACTGGCATTTGTTTATTATCAACAAGCATTTGTACATCTTCTTGACTCATACCAGCATCATTAAATAATCTATCAACAAATGCTTTTGTGTGCATATTGTCTTGGCCATAATTATATAATGCAAGTAATATGTCTTCTGGTGTATTAAGATTCTTCACTGCTTTTAATGCACCATTATATACTCTATCTACATCTACTGGAACAATTAATCTTGCCCCTTCTTTTGTTACTTCACCTCCTACACCAATAGTTTGATCAACTATAAATTCATTACCAAATATATCTGTGTCTTCTACAGTAATAGTACCTATGTATTGTTTAATTTGTGTAGGTATATTAGAAGCACCACCAATCAAACTAGCATCTTTATCCCACTCACTTACATCACGTAGCCCTAAGTTTTCTTCAATAACTTCATTTATATCTGCCTTCTTATCATACTGTAAGTCATAAAACTCTAATTGTTTTCTCACAGCTTGTATAATAGGGAATGAGCCAGGAGACTCTTCAAACATTAATGCTGTATTTATTTCTACAAGTTGGTCATACAATTCATCAGATAATTCATTATATCTAGTTTGTTCTGGATCATAAAGCTCATAGTATTCATCATACATTTGATCTTCAACAGCCTGTAAAGTCATTTTAGGATTCTTTTCTTTTATTTGTAAGAATCTTGCCGCCATACTGCTGACTAGGAAAGTAGATATATTAGGATCAAGATATTCAAAATCTACAGTTCTTTCTCCTGCTATTTCTTTTATAGGTAAAAGTTTATATGCATCCAGAGTAACACCCTGATTAATCAACTCATCTGTATAAAGGTTATCTGTAGTACCTCTAGATCTAAACTTACCTGCATCAATTGATTCATACAAGCTTTGTAGTTCATTTTTAGAATACTTACCAAATACAGATTTTATCCATGCAATAAATCTGTTAAACAAAGATTTAATAAATGATGCTGTCTGAGTATCTTTTGGATTCTTTTTAAATAACTCAAACTGATCTGCCATATACTCTTCAAAGAACTCTTGCTCTAATCTCTTACGTGACATAGAACCATAGAGATCTGCAGAGTTTTTAAACTTCTGTATTTCTGTTTCAAAGTTCTTACCTTCTGATCTTAGTTTTGCTCTAAGTTCTTTTTCTGCTAAAGCTAAGTATTGTTTCTGCTCTTCTGGTGATAGTAACATTCTAAATACTGCATGGAAAGCTTCATGGTATCTAAACCCATGATCACCAACGTATATAGTTCCGTTGATGTCTAAACCTCCTGCAAGAGAATCAAGAGCTAAAACAAATTTACCAACAGTGACTCCGTTTTCTTTTAGTCTGTTACCTACTTCATTAATATCTTTTATAGTAATAAAGTTAGGTAGATTGTTTTCTGCCCATGACAAGAATGAATCAATCTTTTCAGTTTCTACTTCTGCAAACTCTGCAGGTAGTATTTTGTATGCACTAGAATTATTTAATTTTTTTCTAGCATTATCCACTTCTTTTTGTAAGCTTTGGTACTCTGTATTTTCATCAAGTGCTTTCTTTCTAGGTACACCGTCTTCTTTTGCCTGCTCATATATAGCTTTCTTAAGAGCATTGGCCTGTGCTTGTAGTTTATTAAACTCTTCTATCTGCTCTTGTCTTTCAGATACTTGTTCTGACTTAGCCGCTATTTCATCAAGCTTACCTATGTTAAGAGTTTCTTCCTTCTTAGTAGTCTCTTCTTTAACAACCTTTGTACTTATGATCTTGTCTTTATCAGCCTGTGTAGAGTCAACAGAAAAATGTAATTTTCTTTTTGGTTGTCTAAACTGTATAGTAGTATTAGTTTGATCTAATATCTCATCTACCGTAGCTGTTTCTGATATAGGCTCCTTAAAGCTTTCAGCACTAAGTGTATTATTTGGATTAACTTTATTGTATTCTGTAATTAAACTTGCAAGAACATCTGTTGCACCTGTCTCACCAATTGCACCATCTATAAGTTTTTGTATAGCATTTGCTTTGATCTCAACCTTTTTACCACCCATCATGTCTAATGTAATAGACCCATAAGGTGTAACCTGTACAGCTATTTGTGTACCTGCTTTACCAGCTAGATAGTAATCTGCCTTAATTTCTTTATTCCAATCTGTATTATAAGAATTAGATTTTACTTTACCTTTTTTATCTACATTTGATTTAGCTGTATCTAATGCTCTTTGTATAATTGTTTTAACAAAGTACTCTTGTATATCTTCTTTTGGATTTAGATTAAGTGGTGCTAGTTTAATAGTACCATCTGGTCTCTTCATCACTGCAGTGTAACCAGTTCTTAATGCTATCTTATATAAGTTATTATCCTTAAGATCTTTAACAACCTTATCATACAATGCTTGTGCTGCGTCAGAACCTTTTTCCAAACTACTCTCAAATGTTACAACTTGTTTGCCATTTACAGTTCTTCTAATTAATACAAACTTATTACCATCATAGGTATTGTTTTCTATTTCATTTACACTAACAGCTGGACCATTGTAATCAAAGCTTTCTCCTTGTATCTTTATATTAAGACCAAGATCTTTTAGTTCTGATATAGATACTGATGATTTACCATCTGCAAATAATTTATCAAATATTCTTACAACACTTCTAGAAGAGTTAAACTCACTTAAGATGTGGTTTCTATCTGCAAAGCCTTCAAACATATACTCTAAAGAAGACAAAGGATTATCATTGATGCTAAGTCTCTTGTTATCTTGATTTACAAACAAGTATTGTCTATTAGGCATATACGCAACTGGTTGTCCTTCATAGGTTAGAGTAATAGTATACTTCTCATTTACTTTCTTTATAAATGGATTCTCTAGTTTATCACCTATCTTCCAGCCTTTCTCTGGGACACTAACTGCAGGATTCTGTCCTATAGTTATTTCTAGATCATTGATATCTATTACATCAATAAGATCTCTAAATCTTTTCTCAGCATCTTCTTTTGACTCACCGTCATTTCTATGAGCATATATACCAGTTAGTTCTCCTGGTCTTACTTTGCTATAGTTAGCTTTATTTTCAATAATCTTTTCTCTAAAGTTTACTTTGTCTTTAGTGTAGAGTTTAGCAAAGCCTACTTCTTGTACTAAAATGCTATCATCTCTCTTAGCATTAAAAGGTAGTAATGATATCTTGTTACCATCTACAAGACTTGTTGGTGATCCTAATATATAGAATCCTTGCCCTACAGAATTATAAACTACATCTCCTTCTTTTAGTTCTACACCATCAAAGACATATGTAGAAGTATCAGAGCCTTGTTTCATCAATGTCTTCCAATCAGCATGTGCTTTAGTCTGGCTTGTATAGACACCAATGCTATTTAAATTTGCTTTTGTAAACATATAACCAGGCAATGACTTACCAAAGTTATCTGTAATTCTATAAGTTTTTTCTTTCTTACCGTTTACTTCTGTAGTAACCTCTAGTATATTAATACCGGGTCCTTTTTGTACCCACTTTCTTGTTGGACTTTGTACTGTATCTAAACCTTCTTGACTCAAGTCTTGCTCTACTACATCTGCAATATTAACTGCACCTTTTGCTAAAATAGTTCTTACACCAACTTTACTAGAGTTTTGTGTTAACCATTCACCAAACTTGCTTTCATCTACAGCTTCTTCTGTTGGTAAAGTTTCCATCCACATATTTCTAAGCTCTTGTAATGCATAGAATGCTTTTCTTGTAGACGCTAGATTTAACCACTCAGTTTCACTTATAGGCTGCTCACCAGTATTCAGGGTGTTAACTTTATACTTATCATATAACTTAGTTAAAGAAGACTCAAGACTACCTTGTATCTCATCCTTTTTTATTGGTGGAAGTTTTGATTCTTGTGCATCAATATTTTCAAAGGTTTGGGTGTCTTGAATTTCAGCTGCTTCCACATCAGGTTCAGCATTTTCTTCTTGAACATCTTCTTCTGTTTGAGCTTGCTGCTTGTATACTGATATGGCGTCCTGGATTTTTGCATACTTATCTGGATTTGTTTCTTCTGTAACTTGACCAGCTTCATCTTCAAAGTATTTTAATACAGATGCATCACCTGTAGTTAAGAAGTGCATTGCTGTTTGAGGATCAAGTACAACACCTAATTTATTCAGTTGGTTTAATAATGTATTCTTTTCTACATCATTAACAGATGCTTTAATAATTTTTCTGAATGTCTTTCTGCTATTCTTAAATATGTTAGCCATTATAGGCTCTATTCTTTCTGCTAGTTTATCTAGATTATCTGGATCTCTTAATATCTCAATTGCTTTGTCATAAGCTCTTGTTCTTTCTTTAAGAGTACCATAATCAAGAAGTAATCTTAATGCCCTATCAACAGCTTCAGTATTTTTAAATGTACCTTTTTCTTCTGCTAATACATTAATATAATCTAAAAATGCTTTTCTTACTTTAACTATATTTTTTTTGCTTCTGCTAAACCTATCACCTTTTTTTGTTTGGTTCTCAGGTGCTGTAATTACATCATAGTAGTTCTGTAAAGCTTTAACTTTTTTCTTTTTGTTAGCTATATCTGTTCTAAAGTTACCTTTTGTATCTTTAAGAGTTTGTATTTCTTGCTCTAGTAAACTTATTTCTTTTTGTATTGTAGGTGCATCAGCAAGTACTTGTATATCATTAGCAGCACCTTCTGTAGCAAATATAGGTTCTGTTGCTAATTCATTATAAATACTAGTAGATCTTTCTAAAGCTCTTTGGAAACCATCTTCAGTAAATAAATTCAAAAATCTAGCATGCTCATATGCTCTCCACTTAATCAATTCAAGAGTGTGCTCACGTGTACCTTTCTTAAACTTTTCTGGATTATATTTATTTTGATATTTATTTTTGTGGTTTCTATATCTTTTCTCTTGCTTCTCTATTCTATTGATAAGATTATTTAGTCTTTCTCTACGTTTACCCGGTGTTTCTTCTTTAGCTCCTTCAGGGAAAGCTTCTATAAGTTCCTCATCAGATAACTGAGCAAGATCTCTTAATGCATCTGTGTAAAAATGAGTTCTACCATTATCAAATAATGTCATAGAGTGTTGGAACTGTGCAAAATCTTTTGCGTCAAAGAAACCAAGAGGATCTCCTTCATAGTTGTATACATCCATTTCTTTGCTGGTATCATGCTGTACTGCAAAGTTTAATTTGTCTGGATTAAACTGACCATCAGGACTATCTAGCATTTCATTATAACCTTTGTTATACTGTTCTACTAGTTTCTCTATGTATTCAGTCTTTTGTTTTTGGTATTCCTGAAACTGTGCTTTGTTTACAAAACGGTTATACATATTAGGCATACCCTGAAATAAAATTCTTTGAGGTCCTTGTACTAATCCACCCATTAAGAAACCATGCATAAATGTTTCAAAACCTCTTGCTGACATTTGACTATCTACAGCTGAAGCAAACGCATGATCCATTGCTTGATGATGTCCTGCAGATGGATGTTCTAGTATTTGAGAATAAAAGTCTTTCGTACCAACAGCAACTGCTTCTTGATAAACTTCTTGAAAACCTTCTGCAAAGTTAGCTGCAAAGTATCTTATAGCACCATGAGCACCTGCTCTAGCAGTACCACCTACTGTCCAAGACTTAATTCTTTTCATAGAAGGTAGACCAAGCCACCCTTCTCCTACATCTTCAAAAACATCTCTAGATGCTTTACCTACTGCATCTCTTAATGGTTTAGTTCTTAGTATCCTTCTACCATAGTTAGTAAGTTGCTCATTAAATATTCTACCTAATGAACCACCTCTACCACTTAATGCTTTTTGTAATACAAATTTATTTGTAAGCCATATAAATGGAGCATTTAATCGTAATGTGCTATATGCAGCTTTTGATGCATTCTCATGAACTTCTTGAAATTCTTCAGGAGTCAAATCTCTACCTAATTCATTAGACTTAATAGCATATGCATTACCAAGTTGGTTTCCATATACCATACCAGCTTCCATTTTACCTTCTGCTATAGCTAAATTTAATGCTCTTATATCCCTATAAAATCCTCCAAATAGTAATGATGCTTTACCTATATTACCAAGACCTTGAGCAGCTACTTTAGTACTATTGAGTTCTTTAAGAGCTCTCATTGTATCAGTGAATAAGAATTGACCAACTGTAGATTCACCGGTTCTTATAGCATTCCACCAACTTCTTGCATGATCAACCCTGTTAAGACCACTTAGCATTCTTTGAGTAGCTTTTGCTGTCTTATATATATTAAAAGTATTACCTATGGCTTTAGCTCCTCTATATAGATTTCTACCAGTACCCGCAACAAATGCACCTATACCAGTTGGAGCACCTACACCAGTCATTGTTACAGCTGCTGATCCCATAGCAAGAGCTAGTTCTTCTGCTGCTATAGATCCTATAATACCAAATGTATAAGCACTATTTAAAAGAAAATTATTAGCACTAGCACCAAAACCATCTCTAGAACTAGAGCCTATTCTCATACCTTGTTCCATAGCCATAGCACCTTCAATATCAGGGTCTCCTAGGTCACCAGAAAAATAATCACCTATTGCTCTATATCCACTAAAAAATGCTGAGCCAAACAAACCTCCAAACTGTCCCCACATTCTACTTCTGTCATCAGATAAAGAACTATTTGCATTATAAATTTCTTCCATATCTATTCTATAGGGTGTAAATCCTATAGCTGCAAACTTTGGGTGTTCATAGTATCTGTCAAATCCTGTATCTGCTACACTAAACCTAAATGGCTTCTGAGTCTTAAAAGGACCTGGCTCACCAGGTAATTCTATATTATGTTTCTTTAGAAGTGCTGCCGGGTTACGGCTTTCAAACTTTAACTTATCTGTAATAGAAGGTTGTTTACCTAAGACATTAAGTCCTTCAGGCATAAAGAAAGCATTAGCCTTTGCTTCTTGAGCAAACTCTGCTTGTCTTGCTTCATCTAAAAAATCATTTACTGGAATATCACCCAAGGGTATTTTAAACACATCACTAATAGGTAAATGTGAAAGATTATCTACACTGTTCAAACCTAACTGTGTATTTATAGGATTAGGTGCTAGAACTGACTCTGTCTCCCTTGGTGATGGAACAGAGGTTATGTTTCTTTCTTCTGCCATCTTATGTTATTTTTGTTGGTTGTTAAGAAAATTTTGTTTTTTCTGAGTATTGATTACCATTCTATCTCTTAATTCTCTTCTATATGCTTGAATAATATAATCTATCTCAGCTGATGTTGCTGGTACTTTACCTGCTTCATCTATTGTTACAATCATAGGTGATATCTTATCATTTACCACAAAATCTTGTTTGTCATCACTCCAGCTTACATAATTACCAGTCATCATAAAATTAGCGCCATCTTTATAGAAAGATAAAGAACCTCCAGCATCAACATCAAAGGTAACATTATTATCATCACTATATGTCATATCTATTTCATAATCTGAATAACCTCTACCAAAAGCATTTTCTACAGAGTATTGACTTTTATCAGACTCTTGAGGGAATATAATACTTAACTCACCTAATAGTCCTCTTAGTTCAGCTTCTGTTACACCTTGAGTTTCTGCATCATATTTACTTACAAATTGTTTTATGTAATCATCATCAAATTTAAGTACATATGCAGCATGAGTTTTATCCCCTTGATTTGGAGGGCCAGCTACCGGCATATATTCTATTTGAACTCTTGGGTTCTTGCCTTCTCCAGATTTATCTATTATAAAAGCTTGTATATCTTGAACAGCTTGCTCAAAAAACTTTTCTGCTACAGGTTCGTCTTTACCTAATTGGGCATTTGCTTCATCAGCATCAACTTGGCTTTCTGTTATATTCCCAAACTGAATAACTGCAGTACCTGAGTTAAATTGTTCTATAGCACCATTCAATAAAAATGCACCCTGTTGTGTTGGTGCTTTAGGGTTAAATGTTGCATCATACCCTCTAAATTGTCTTGCAGAATCACCCGTCATTAAACTAGGAGAAACATTTTCTAAACCTTCAGCATAAGACCATCTTTGAAAAGGTGATTTAAAATCTGAATCTTTTTCTGTAGCATGAGTATTAATAGCGCCATTAAGCGTACCATTAATTAACATTTTTTGTTGATCATACTGTACTTTAGCATCTTCTCTAGCTTTACCTATTTTAAAAAAATCTTTCTTAAGAATTAAACCATATCTATTATTTCGTCTAACCTCTTGAGCATAAGCATTATTACGGTCCTCACCATATAACTCATCCATTTCTTTTCTAGACATGGTTCTATTGTAAACATAGTTTTTGAAATCCTTGCTAAGCTCACCTGATTGAGCTCTTCTTACATACTCATTTATAAAATCTTCTTCAGATAGTTTAACTACATTACCATTTGCATCTTTAGAAAAAATTCTAGGAACATTATATTTCTTTACATTATTTAAAATGTCTTTGCCATATTCTGTTTGGGCTGCAAACTCAAAATTGTTATAAGCTATCTCGTTCCCTTTATTAGTAAGCATAATAGATTTATTATCCTCTCTTCTTATATCATCAGCTCTATCTCTGAAACCATCTTTTATTTGGTTTATTTTATCATTTTCTTCTTTGCTCCTTGATGTATTTGGATTTGAATTTTTCTCTAATATAGTTGATGAGTATGTTTCAAATAATTCATTTGCTATTGCAGAATTTGCTGGATTGCTTAAAAATATTTGTGCCTCATTAATACTCATTGCACCTTGACCTGGTATTTCTATCACTGATGGTTTACCACCTTCTATATTAGATTGTATTTGTTGATGAGCATCTTTTATAAATTCAGCCTTAGATCTTTGATTTAAATTTAAATGTTTTTGTTTTGTTAACTCATCTTCTCCTATATTATCTCTAGTTAGACTTACAATATTATTATTTCTGTCTACCTCCATATCAACATTTGCAGCAGACTTTCTACTAACACCTGGGATCATTGGGCCAATAAAAGGATTCTCCAATGATTTCTTATACTCTTCTAGTTGTGCTTTAAGTTCATATTCTTTATACATTTTATTCATATCCATTTTGTGCTTCTCTAAAGCTACACCGTATGGATTGGCTTTGATAGACTCCTTATAATCTATCATACTATATGACTTAGCTGCAGCCATCATATCATCATTGATATTATACTGCATATTCATCATGAATGCTTTATTCATTAAGTCTTTATCTCTTGTACCTTGAGCTGATACAGCATTGTTTACAATATCTTCTCCTTGCTCTATCTCTTGTCTTATAGCTAAATATCTGCTTATAAAATCTTCACCTCTTTTACCATCAGGAGTATCAGCACCAATGTTGTATTTTTCATTATATTCTTTCCAAAGATCAGCTGATACTTTCATTACCTGAGCCTTTTTCTTTTTATCTTTTAGTAATGCTGCTGTGTTAGTGCTTATTTCTTCTATAGTGGTATTAGCCCACATCTCCTCACCTTGAGCAACTGAAGCAACCTCTCCTGCTTCAAGTCTTGCATTAGCAAAGTTTCTTGCTTGTACTCTTGCGCTTGTTTTATATGCTTCTATAACTCTAGGATCATCCATAAGAGCTCTATTTAAATAAGCATATGCTTGATCTGTTACAAGTGCACCATTCTTTTGGGTTATAATCCATCTACCTTTTTCGTCAAGTCTATCTATCTCAACGTTAAAGCCTTGTTCTTTTAATAAGGCAAGGGATGTTTCATATAAATTAGCATTAGGTACATAGTTACCTATACCCATATTTAATGCTTCATCTGGACTTGCATTAATATAATCTTGCATTTGGATATTTAAATCCTGCACTCCAGTTTCCCAATAAAGATCTCTTTTAGCTTTGTCATTGCTATTCTTTAAAAACTCTGCATTCTTGATACCGTATTTAAAGTTAGCTGTGTTTGTAAGGTCTCTTATTATGGCATCATCTTCATAGAAAGGTTTAAATATACCCTTAGCCATATCTACATTTTGACGTAGAGATAAATCAAATCCAGATACTTGCTCCATCTTTGGTGCAATCTGTTGTGCAAACTGATCTCTCTTTTCCTTATTATCATCTCTACTTAGATCAGCATATACAACTTTGCTATAAGCATCATTAAGTGCCTGATAATTTGTATCATATCTGTTCTGTCTTGTTTCTAAGACTGTAGATAAAAACTTATAATCAGGTACAAAAGGCTTAGCCTCTCTGTCGTACATTTGATATCCTTGAACGTATGTTGCCATAATCTAAATTAATAAAATTTTTTAAGTGTATAAAATATTAATAATACACTTTTAATGTTTATGTTCCCATCTTGCCTGTATAAAACGGCACAGCATAACGTTTTACTTCTTTACCTTTCTTACCAGCAGGCTGATTTTGGTAACCTAAGTTGTTTATTCCTACACCTTGTACAGAAGCCTGAAGGTTATTCATAGAAGGAGATACCTGTGGGTTATAAATACTAGCTAGTATCTTCCCATCAGGGTCTTTAACACCAGCATTTTCCATCATAGTTTTGATCTTTGCAAGCTCTGTAATTTTCTTGTAAGGATCTTCAGGTTGTACTGGGTCAAATGCTTTTGTATCTGTTATCTCAATATTACCACCTGTCCCTGGCATAATATCAAAGTAGGGGAACAATGTATTCAAATTATATGTGTTCATCTTATTAGTTACAGCATCAGCAAACATATCAGCCATTTGCTCTCTATCAAGATTCTGCTCATCCATATATCTTTGACTTGCAAGAACAGTATTGTCATATAATCTTTTTGATCTATCTCTCTCAGCTGCATTAGTATTCATATCTACCTGTGCTTGGAAAGCATCAGCTTTATTTAGAATACCTACGTTTGCTGCATCATATCTTGCAGTAGTATCAGCCACTGCTTTTAACGCAGTACCAGCATTCTTAGAGCTTCTTGCACTGAATGACTGCGGTCCAGCAAACTGTGCCAAAGCAGAATCAGATATATTTTTTTGTTCATTGATAGCTGCAATAGCTCTTGTAGGATCCATTAGTTGTGGATCTAGCTCCACTCTTTCAACAGGTTGTTCAAATGGTAAAAATAAATCTCTATCTCTTGCTGCCAATGCAGACATCTTAACTTTATCTTGTAAATAAAACTCAGGCTCTCTTGGTGTATAACCTTCAAGTTTCTTTTCTGGTTCTACCTCTACTTCTGGTTCTGGTTCTGGATCTTCAGTTACTTCAGGTTCAGGTATACCTGTAAAGTCTCTTCTATTCAAAGTATATTCACCAAATAAACCATCAACAGCATTAGTGCCTTTTGACTTACTAGCATCAAAACCATATTGATTAACAAATTGATCTTTTGTAATACCTTCTTTTTCAAAGTATTCTCTTACTTTAGGGTCATTATCCCATGTAGTAGCTAATGCTTTGTTTTTATTTTCTTGGAATGACTTAACAAACTTTTTATTCTTTTGCCAGTCTTCACCTTCTTTCTTTACAAGATCATCATATGATTCATAACCCATAGCTTGTAAAACCATTTTGTTATTATCATACCACTGTGATATATTATCTTGTGTTACATCTCCATAGAAGCCTGACTCTGTATTTCTTCTTTGCATGTTTGCAATACCAGCGTCACCAACATCCATAATATCCTGAACGTCAATACCTTGATTTCTTAATATACCATCCATTTTGGTAGCTATATCACTTAAAACTGGTATTCTATCATCAGGTAACTTATCTTTTTCTTTAGATATTTTTTCAGCTACTTCAGTATTATTAGATGTTACTACTTCAACAACATCATCTGTACCTTGATTAGATCCAAAATTTCCAAAGTTTTCTCTAAATGCTTCATCTGTAATACTTAAGTCACCAGCATTAGCTCTTGATCTTGCAGTAAATACATCATAGTTTTCTATTGTAGGTACTAAAGCTTTACCGTACATTTTGATTTCATCAGCAGATAATGTTTGTAAAAATCCATCTTCTAGATTACCGTCAAAATCTCTGTGCATATCATTTCTAATCATATAGTCAATATATTCAGCTCTATCAACCTTTCGTCCTAAAATAAAATATGATTTAGTTTCTCTTCCTTCTTGTGCTTTCTCACCGCCTTTTTTTGCTTGTTGCATTGATTGATTTCTTTGATCCATACTAGCTGCAAACTCAAATGGATTCTGACCTATAGATTGTAAGTAAGGATATGCTGCTAAAGGCACACCATCTTCAAATAATTTTTTAGACTCTTGACCAAATGCAAGTTTAGAAAGCTTCATCATATTTTTTTCTAACATAAGCTCAGCGCTTTTCTCAGTAATATGATCAGCATCATCCTCAGCTCTTGCTCCTAAGAATTCATTTAGTTGATATCTCTTAGAAACATCTGCGGGTGTCATTTTCTTTCTTGACTCAATACCAAATTGTGCTAGTTCTTTACTAGATAATTTCATTTTATTAGTATCTGAGAATATAAAAGATTGTTCTGGTAAGAACATAGGTACACCGCCTTGTGAGTGTCTAGGACCTTTTATATCATAAAGACCAAAGGTACCATTATTATTTAAATCAGTGAGAACTGTCTCACCACCTTCTGCTTCTAGATTAGCCATTTCTCTTGGTACAGAAGATAAACTAAATCTAACATCTACATCATTAGCATCATTTACAGAGTCATGAGTATAACCTGTAGCAAGACCATAACCAGCTTGATCACCAGTAACATAACCACCGTGTGACATTTTTTCTATAACCTTACCGTCTTTTACTTCAAAGCCTTCAGGTAATTTTTTTATTCTAATCTTTTTACTCATATCTATAAAATTTCTATATCAGCACCTGATGCTAATAGTCTTGTTAAAGTTTTATCATCAACCTCTACCTCACCACCGTCTTTTCCATAAGCTGTTGTAACGCTCATATCTGGTTGCATAAGTCCTGTGTTTGCATCATACAAACCTCTTTTACCTTCAGGATCTTCATATACACCAAAAGCATTATCAGCCATAGTAAGTTCTCTCAATTCTTTTTTTGCCTCTATAGCTTTCTTGTCAAGGAAGTAATCATTTATAATACCAGCTCCTTGAACAGCTAATTGGCTAAGTTCACCATATCCTTCCATAAATCTACTATCCATTAGTCTATTTATACCACCCTGAATATTGTTTGTTCTTTTAACTTCAGGGGCATCATATGGTGTTACAACAACTTCATCTAACTCTATTGTACCTTCAGGTACTTCAAACTCATCATTACTTGCAGATCTTTGTTGTCGTGGAGGTATAATACTTTGAGTATCTCTCATATAATCTGTTTGAGCTTGTCCTTGTATATATTCTCCAAAATCATCTGTAAATGGATTAAAGCCTTGTGGACCACCTAATTGTGCTTTAGGTGTAATCTTAGATAATAAACTCATCTTATCTTCAGGACACTTATAACCCTTTACGTAAGGTAATAAGCCATTGTAATTTTCACCACCTTTTTTAAATGGTAACTTAACACCACTAAATGCTTTAGTAACTGTATCTACAATTTCTTCTTGATTCATACCCTCTCTGTATAACTTCATCTCTTCATCTGACAGTATGTTAGAATCAGATTCTCTAGATGCTAAAAAAATTCTATTTCTACCATCTTTATCTACATTGTATTTAGTAAACTTATCTATATCTTCTAAATACTGATCATCAGTTCTAATAGGTGTCATATTATTAGCACTCTTTGATGCATTAAATAACTCTACAGCATCTGACTGTGCAAAGTTGTAATCATTTGGATCATTCTCATCTATGTTTACATCATAGTTATAGTACTGACCAGCTTTTCTTTTTTGGATGGCTCTTTTTCTCTTACCATCTCTAAAGAAACCATCCTTCAACCCATCACCATCTTTGTCCTTGCCACTAAATAAACCAGCAACATTACTAGCAAAGTTAGCTACATCACCAATATTAAAATTACCTACCTCTAAACCTATGTTCAAAGGTATATATCTTGGCCTTGCTCTATAGCCGCCATCCTGATAATCTTTTAAACTTTTTTTATGTAACTTACTCCTACTCATAATATATTAATAATATACAAATAATTAGTCAAAATATCTAATGTTTAACTAGTTACTATGTTTGTCATAATGTAATTGGCTGGAGACATTCCAGCTTCTTTTGCCTCTTTATAATATACTCTATTAAGTCTGTCAAACACTTTTTCTGCTTCAGGGTAACTTTCTGATGTGTCAAATTCACCCATAATAAAATCTTTGTAAATCTTAAACATATTAGATTCACCTCCTGCTTGATATAAATCTACTATAGGTGTATAATCTTTTGATTCTAATGCTTGCTTATATTGAATATTGAACTCAGGATTCTTACCTAATATTTTTTCTATATAGTCCTTAGACTCTGGATTTATACCATTTAACCAATCAAGAGAATTATAAATATCATATTTTCCTTTTAATTTAGTAAGATTTTTAAGTGCTCCTGATGGACCTCTATTGTAAGCATACAAAGCTTTTGCTAGTTGTACTTCATCTGTACCTTTTGCAACAAACGGTTTACTTTGTATATACTTCATATAAGCTTTTTGTGCTTCAACAGCTTGTTGTGGGTTAAAAATATCAAAGTCTTCATTTACAAAACCTAATCTTTGTAGTTCCTTTATAGTAGTAGGTGTAAATTGTGTTAGACCTTGTGCACCAGCTGGTGACTCTGCGCTAGGATTAAAAGAAGATTCTGCAAAAGCTTGTCTTCTTAACATATCATTTTGTTTTTCAATTATCTCTGCACCGTATTGACGTCTTCTTCTTTTTTTATTAGTTGTTTGAGGTATAATAACACGGGTATTAAGTGGCTCAGCTTGTATCTCATTAGGCACATTGAGATTTATTGTTTCTCCTTTTAGAGTAGATAGTGGTACAATCTCTTCTTTTGGAGCTTGCATGTATAACTCTTTAAGATCATCTATTTGTTTTTGTATCTTAGGAGTTTGACCTACATATCTATAAAACTCATGTTGTTCTGAAAAGTCATCTCTATCATCTCCTGATTCTATATTAGGTCCTAATTCAAATTCATCTTTACCAAAATATAATCTACTACCACCTTGTGCATTATATACTTCTATGTATGGAGTACCATCATCATATTCTGCTTTTTTATTTAATATAGTAGTATGATGTGGTCTAAACACTCGTGGTGCATCAGACATAGTATATTCTAATGGAGCACTATTATATTGTATAGCTATATCACCTGGCTCTGCATCTTCTACTGATACTTTTTCAAAAGGTACATTACCTGCTGTTTTATATCCAGAACCATAAGCTCCTTCTGTAAAAGTATAATTACCACCTATAATGTCTACATCAGTTGCTCCTGCTTTTTGATATGGGAAACAACCAAAGGGTGTACAATACAATTCCCTACTAGGATCTTGTCCGCCTTTCCATGTATCATCTTTATATGAATAAGATGCTACATTGTATTTACCTTGTTGTGGTAGTACATCTTTTACTTCTTGTGGCAAAGCTTCTCTTGCTGCTGCAAGTTCTTTAGGATTATTTGCATATGTATAATTTTCCCAAAGTTCTACAAGTTTCTGATCTTCTTTTGTTATAGGGTTATTTATTCTGTCAGCTATTTTACTATCAGCTATATCTATCTCTTCACTAACTTGAGGTACTCTAGATCTTATATCATTAACTCTATTTTGCTCTTCTTCTAATTGCTTATAGAGCTGTAACATTTGTTCTCTTATTTGAGTTCTTGTTTGTTGTTCGCCACCTTCTTGCTCTTTAGGTAAATAATATCTATCATAAAACTCATAAGGTTTTATTACATTATTTAATGCTCCTTTGAAATCATACTTATCATATATAGATATATACTTTTGTTTTTTATCTTCATCATATCCTACACTTACTTTAAAGTTTTGTAGAGGATCAATTTGTTCAAACTCTGTTTCATCCATAAATCCTTTCTTAAGAAATGGAGCAAGAGATTCAAAATATTGTACATGATCTACATCTTTACTACTAAGTTCTTTCATTATCTTACTGTAGTCAATAACATCATCATGCAACTTGTAATATTTAGCATCTGGATCTTCTGCACTTGAAGGCTTGTATTGTTCTTGAGGAATAATATATTTATCCTTTGTAGACACACCTAAAGACTTAGCCCAAGCTTCATCACCTATTTGATAATCTCCATCACTATCCAAAGCAGGTGGTGTAGTAGTATCAAAACCAGCTTTCTTAAGTAATAAATTAGTAGCTGTAGTTGTCATTGTAGTAAATGTTGGATAACTTAAAGGTCTGACGTTGTCAAATATAAACTGTCTGTCTTCTTGTGTTATCTCAGGTTTTACCATATTATATATATCATCAGTTTTTTCTGTAATAAAATCTGATGTTGCATCTGCAGCAGCTGCTAATTTTTTTAGTAATGGAAAAGCAATTTTGTCATCAAGATCATTTCCACCTCTTTGTTTTATAGGTAGTTCTAAACCATCCTCTGCTTTTTCACAACTACCTTTACTGTACGCCATCTTACCTGACACAGGTTTATATCCTGGCCAACACCTGCCCCCATCTGCCATCATAGGTAGTTCTACAACCATATCACCAGGAAATGTGTATTGTGCACCTGGCATCATTACTTGAGAATTACCTAAGTTATCAGTTCCTAATATAGGAAACTCAACATCTTTCATACTAATATTACTTGAGGGAATGACATTAAATGTATTATCCTTGTCAGGACTATTAATCTTATATCCCTCAACAGAAATTGCACCAGTAATCTCTGTGATCTCCTCATTAGGTCCACCTGGTAATCCTCTTGATATTGTCTTTTTAAACTTCTTCATTATCTGTATGACAACTGTAATTTAGTATTGTGTAATCTTAATAACATTTTTCTTCTCTCAGATCTGTTTCTTCTTAGTAATACTTTGTTATAGTAATGTCTAAGTTTTTTTCTTTGCGTCTCAGCTTTGTTATAATCTAAGTTATTTGCATTAAGATCTTTTATATATCCGTTTAACCTTGTCACAAATATTGGTTGCTCAAAGTTGCTAAACTCTCCTCTATCTCTTGTAATATCCCAAAACTGATTAAATCTATACTTCTGTTCCTCCTTAGAGTAAAGAATATCTATATCATTAGCATTGATAATAGGATACTGTAAAGCATCTATAGGTTGTTCTTTAGGTGTAATATTTAGTTTTAATAAACCTGATACCTGCTCACTATTGTATAATATAGCTTCATCAAAATTAAAATCTAAGTCATGCCATCTATCATCATTACATGCATCATGGTCCTTACCTTTGTATACATAAGACTCTAAATGATATTCAACACTCCTAATAGTATTTACAGCTTGACCTGTTTGTTGTATCAATTCTATCTCCCAAGGATAATCAACACCATAAAAGTTAGAATATAAATCACATCTATAGTTATGTCTCCATAATCCTGATTCTACATTACTTGGAGTAGTTGTTTCTAATCCAAAGTAGTTACACATCTTTGGAGTTGGGTTTATGTAAGTACTACTACCAACTAAGAATGTATCAGGACAAGTTCCTGACTCAGTTGTTGTTCCTGATGGGAATGGAGAAGGTGGACATTCACATTCTACCTTTCTACATATAGGTGGGTTTTCATTATCACATGTTCCATTTGGTAATACATACTCTCCACCAACACCATTTGGATAAACTAAAGTATATCCTGGAGGACATTCACATTCATAGTCTGTACCACAAGCTGCACTTGTTACAGCATTAGCAACAGCACTTGGAGAATTAGGTCCAGTTGTTTGATTAGCTGCTATTGTAAATTGATTAGCTGAAACATTACAAGTAACAGCATCTAAAATACCCTGACCACCAGCTGGAGGAGTTGGATTTGTTGGATCACAAAATACTCCTATTACTTCATATCCTGCTTGATTCTGATATTGACATCCCACTGGATTACCACCTGGTCCAGCAGTTGCCGGGCCACATATAGTATTATTACCATCAGTCATTAAAATTAAAACATTTCTAAAACTTGGTAGTGCTGATCTATCACCTAACTGTGAAGTAGCTTTATTAGATAATATATTTGCACCACCATTTAACCCAGCACATACGTTTGTTCCTCCAGTAGAACCTGCTGCATAATATGTTTGAACTTGTGCCGGAGTTACAGTATTACTCATACTAAATCCGTTAGGATTCATTGAACTTACTTGAGTAGCATTCCATCTTGTAAATCCTATTTGTATATCACCTGAAGCCATTTGAGCTGATATATTGGGATCATTTAAAAAAGCTTGTACAAAAGCTCTTTGTGCATCAATTCTAAATGGTGGACCAGGAGGATCATCTGTACTACCTGAAACATCCATAGCAATAACAATATCAACTAAACAATTTTCAGGTCCACCTGTTATTGTTGCAGCTACCTCATCTACATTAACTGGAGCCGGTTCAAAAATGTTTTGTCCTCTTTCACATAGTCCTGTTGTAGAATTATAAACATAACCATCTGGACATATAGGTGTGTCTGACTCAGCTGTTTTTGTTGTAAGGAAATGATTTATACTGTGTAAATGCATTTCTGGATGCCAGTCATGGAATGATATCCATGATTTAATTTTAGGATCATATGATACTGTCCAAGAACAATCTTCAAAGTATGTAGGATCTCCTATCTCTACATCTATAACTATACCTGCAGGTGTAGTAAACTTTACTTGAGATTTTTCATAGTCAAAAGACATTTCACCAGCAATCTTCTTTTTAACTCTGTAGTCTTTCTTACAGAAGTATACTATGTCATCATTAGCGTCATATATAGTTTGACAACCAACACCTGCAACTGGGTTGTCTGCTAATGGATGACCTTCTAACTCTGGTAAATCTTTTATTAATTGACATGGTAAGTATTTGTTAAACCACCATTTCATTCCTGCATCAGCTATATTAACAAGACCTCTACCAGTATATTGGAATATTTTACCTTGTTGTTGAGACATAAAGAATAAACCTGTTGGTGTATTTACAATACTTCTCAAACTTTCTACAGATCCATATTCATGTGATACATCTGAATTAGTTATATTTTGTGGTTCTCTATTAAACAAACCTCCGTCACCAACTGTTACTTTATTTCCAAGGTCTGTTTGTAATGTATCAACACCTTGGAACATTTGTGGAGACTGATAAGGGAAGAATATAACAGCACCTGTCTTATTCATAGGTTTAATAGCGCTTACAGTGCTTTTAAAGTCCTTATAATTATTTGGTAAGAATACCCTCCAGAAATCTTTTTTAGCTTCTTGTTGAGCTCTTAATGAATATATTAATCTTTTTGGATAATAGTCATGACATGCATCAGCAATAAGCGGATCATAATCTCTAGGTTGAATATTACCTGCGCTAATAAGATTCATCTGAAATCTACTATTACTCAGAGAGTAGTCATATCTATAGAAGTTATCTTCTTTAATTATGTCTGCATGTAATAATCCATTTATATCATTGTCATTATATATATCAAATACTCTTTCCTCTGATTTTGCACCATAATCTCTATACGCTAAGTTTATTTCTGATTCAACAAAGAAGTCAGATATACCATTAATATGCGTATAGATATATGCATACTTCATTACAAATGTAGGACCATCACTGCCTCCAAATAAATCACTTAGAGCACTAGTAAAGTTTCTTCTATCCAAGTAGTATAAATCATCAGGAAAAGCTTGATCAGTAGAACTTAAACCTAAACTTATAATCTCTTGTGCTAACTGACCTGTATCATACCTTTCAGATGATAACCAGTATCTTGGATAAGGTATATTAGTATAGTTTCTATAATCAAAATTAAATTCATCAGGTTGACCATTTAAGAAATCTGTAAATATTGGCATTATACATTTTTCTGTATATCTTCCAATATAAGTGTCACCTGCAAGAATTGGTTCTGTAGAATATTTTGTTGAGGCCGGTAATGTTGGATCAATGTAATTAACACATCCTCTCATTTGCACTTGCTTTATACCATCAAGTTGACCATATTGATTTTCAAAATTAAATTTAAGAGCACCATAAAAAGCTGATATATTTCTTTTAACTTTAGTTTCTGGTTTTTTATATCTTGAAGGTGTAGCGTTATCAATATCTCCACCAATAGCAAATCTTGATTTATCAGTTACAGTAGGATCTGTAAATTCGTTTTCTGTAGATACAACTACAGTTTTAGGTCTAAATAAATTATTAATTTTATATTTAGAAGAATCAAAATTTTGGAATGAAGAACCTAAGTAATTAGAATCTTCATTTTTACTTCTAAATCTACTACCATTGGGTAATGTTTTAAACTTGTTCAAGAAACCATAACTGTTCATCTTCATAGCATACTCTTGAACTTTAACAATATTATATAAAAGTTCTATCATTTCATTAGCACCAACAGCAATATTATTTTTAGCCATTATCATACCAACACCTGTTAGTAGTTGTATTGTTGTTGGCACTGCACCAGCTGGATTATCTATAGCAAATCCTTGTCTAAATTTTCCAGAATCTACACCAGGAACTGCAGAAGCAGCAACGTTTGTTGCCCGTTGTCCTTGTAAACCAAGTTGAGTACCAAATGCACCGGTACCATAAAGTGATCCTAAACTAGTTAAATCCTGTAAAAGAGTTTGTAAAGCAGCACTAGCAAGACCAGCTCCACCAGCAGCAAGAGCACCAGCACCCGAAGATGCTAGAGTATTTAAGTAACCATCACTAAGTAGATTTGCAACAGGAAATGGAAGACTTCCTCCACTTCCAACCGCAAGGGCAAAATCACTTGCTCTAATAGCGCTTATATGATTACTAGCTCCCTCTAATGAATAGTTTTCATTACCTCTTACTGCACCAATAGCGTATCCTACACCTATTATACCTGAAATTGTAGCAGCTGCGTTTTTGAGTAATTTAAATCTTGGATGTTTTTCAGAATGTCTAAAACTTCCTGTCATTGCCCCATGAATCTCACCATAAAATCTAGTTTCATAAGCATTTAGAAATGGTTTTCTAAAATTTAAATCTGGTGAGTGAAATGTAAATACATCTTTTGTATAACCACTTAGGGAGTCATGCCTTGATTTTGTTGACCCATATGTACTATTGCCTTCAGCATGTTCATTAGAATCTATGTGAAACCAGTCATCTCTTAAATCATTAAAAGGATAGTTAGGATATAAACCTTGAGTATTTGCATTGATAAGATCATCTGCATCAGGTATATTATACTTACGCATATTCTTAAACATACCTTTAGCTAAAATAGATTTAGCTCCTTCTCTTGATCCTCTTAGTATTTCATATCCTACAATATTTTCTATATATAAATTTTTATTGTCTTTTGGTCTTTCTATATTACTAAACTCTACCCCTAATATTCTAATTGATGTACCATCATTGTTTGTAAGTTTTAAATTAGGGTGTAGTTCTTCAGTTGGCATCTTATGGTGTCTTATTGGTAAACCACATAAGTTACCCCATATGTCTGGCCTTGTTGCTGGATATCTTTCTGTTGATTCCCAGTATCCCATCTCACCTCTGGCAAGTATTATACCTCCGTCAGTATCTGGTGTATTTATACTAGTTTGAGTTGTTGTAGCTGTATTAAATACTTGGAAACCATACTCTTCACTACTCAAAGCGTTTTGTCCTCCAAACACAGCTGTCTCATTAACTATACTTCCTGTTTGAGTTGTACCATTTGTTTTTGGTGCTCTACCAGGAATATGATATGAAGAAGATCTTTCTCCTGTATTATATATCCATCTAATAAAAAAAGCGTACTGTTCATCACGCATGAAACCAACTTGATTACCACCTTTGCTGTAGTAAGCTGCAGGATACTCTTTAACAACCCAGTTAGTTACAATATTATTTGCAATAGGTTGATAGTTGAAATCAAATTGTGTAGTTGGTCCTTTTCTTATCAAGTAATCATTTACAACATACATTGCATCTGACTTCTCATAAGCTGGAGTTCTGAGCGGTATAAACTCAACAGGAACAGAAAGTAAACTTGGATCTATAAAGTCTATCCCTATGCTGCTTTGTTGTGTACTGTATATACCAAGTTTTTTTGCAACAAGATTATTCTGATTATTACTGAGTATAACTAATTCATAATATTCAAACTGATCTATATCAAGGTTTGTAATTTTAATATCTAGTGCACCACCTGTACCAGCGTGTTCCCACAAAGATTGCTGGTTAGAAACACCTATGTAATCTGTAACTCTTTGCTCATTAACTACATAAGCAATGTAAGCTTGATACATACCATTTCTTAACTGACCACCATCTTCTGACTTTTTTAAAGAAACGCATGGTGTAGAAAGTAGTGGTGCTAGTCTAAGCTTTTCACAATCTAATTCATTAAGATCTGTAAATTCAATACAATCATCAGATGGGTTAGATGTTATCTCTCTTTTATATGGTATATCATCTAAATTTAATGTTCTAGAAGGATTTAAACCGTCATCCCAGTATACCTGCCAAGAACAGTCATAATTTTCTTTTGCTGCTCCTACAATAAGATGAGAGGTTTTAAAACCTAAGCAAGGATCATTTACTAAAGGTTTATATTCACATTTACTATCATCAAATAATCCTATCTCTGAGTTTACATTGTCTGTAGCATATAACACCCATTCATCACCATATGTATGAATAGCACCTATAATTGTATAAGGAACAGAAGCACACTCTAAATTAGCTGGCTCATTACCTATAACAGATAAATCACCATCATTACTATGGTTCATAGCATTCCTAGCGTGTGACCAATTAGTACTTGGTTGCACGGAACCATGTATGTCTTTTATCATTCCTTTATTAAAGGAATTTGTAGACACATTTGAAGTATTTTGTTTAGGTGCCTTCTTCTTTGCCATAGCGTTTTAGTGTCTTAGCTTTTAAACATGTTGTAGTAGTTGCTATATTGAGCTCTTCTATTTAACCACCACACCTTTTCCAACTCAGCAAAGTCAGGAGTATTTACAAATGTCAACGCATTATTTCTTGATGCTCTTAATCTTTGCTCAATCAAACCTAATTGCTGAGAAACATTTTCTCCAGCAAATAACATATTTTCAAGTATTCTTTGTTTCAAAGCATACTCATAATATTCATTACAATAAGGTTGGTCTAGTACAAGAAGGTTGCCACCAGCATCTTCCATAGCTCCTTGATAGCTAATATATACCTTACCTGTCTCAAAAGAAGTAAGAACAAAATTATCTTTTATCTCTGCTATATCTGATGCCTGTGCTCCTACATCAACACATGTACCACATACTTTATCATTAATATTTTTTATTCTAAGAGGAGTAAATGCTGTAAATGTTCTGTACTTACTATCTCCTACCCTTTGAATCAACTGATAACCTTTGCCATCATCACATGTTTTTATAACGCATGTATCTTCACATGTATCATCTGTGCTGCAAGGTTCAGTTTCTCCAGGAGCTGGTACATATGGAACGTCATTAAATGTTTCCACTGTAGTTCCTCCTGGCATTCTATCTAGTATAGTATACTCACCACATTTAAAAATATAATTGAGATAAGCAAAATCATTTGGCAGTTTAGCTTTACAATGTTCTATATCTAGTACAATTTCTTTAGTTCTGTGTATACGTAGACCTAAGTCATAATTTACACGTGTAGCAACTTTAATTAACTGCTGAGGTTCTATCATACCTTCCAAAGCATATGTAGAAAAATCAACCATTACATCTTCTAATAGTTGATCAAAGGTTCTAAATTTATGTGATAGTGCCATCTTTATCTATTTAAGTTACGTTTGTCATCTTTGTTATCTTCTGGGATTTGTTTTGTACCCATCATAGATGCTATCACTTGCTGTTCTATTTCAGGAAATAATGCTTCAGGAATATAAATTTCTTGCTTATATCTTGGTATACAATCATCTGTTGTCTCACAAGTATATGCAGATACATCATCATTAAATACTCCTTCTATCTTTATTGCATCCCAATCTATATTAGGTGAATAGATATAACCATCTAAGTACCAAAAATATTTTTTCTTATTATACCTGAATGAAGTGGTTTTAGTCATTGATGTATATGTACCAGGTTGAGTTGGTTGTAATTCAAAAGAACCATCAATAGAACTTACTGTTCTAATAAGTGGTCCCCAATAACCTTCTATCATTTCTGGTAGTCTATCTTTTGTACGTTTAAATGTACAACCGCTTTCAATTCCTGAGCAGGATGCTTCTACTTTATCTACCTCAATCATTTCTACAAAAGGTAGAGCTTTCCATACAGCATTAAATTTCATTAGCTTATTGGCATAATCTTGACGTCTCATCAATAATTGAGCACTTTTGATTATTAAGCTATAAACATATCTATCAGTAACAAAGGCATCTTGAACACCAACTTTAACCTGACCTCTGATCCTTGATATAACTTCTGCTATTGTTGCCATAATTTATATTTCAAATTCATTATAATCTTTTAGTTCTTTGTTGATGTTCTCTTTAGGTTCATATAGATATGCAACTCTGTATTTATCTTTCATTACTGAATACTTTGTCCAATTCTTTGGATATTCCTTTGCAACATTTCTTTTAAACTCTCTACAAGCAACAAACCCCCATAATCCTCTATTCTTGAATCTATATTTAGTTGTATAGTTTGTATAGAATATTTTAGCCATTTTACCATCTGTCTCCCAGTTTTTGTTTTGTATAACTTTACCATACTGTGCAGATACCTGATAGTTAGTATTAACTACCTTACCTGCAGGGCAAGTTCCTATAAACAAGAACCCAAGAGAATCCGGTAACTCAACTCCATCTCTATACTCTATGACACCTTTCCATAGTTTTTCATTGTACAGTTGAATTATTTTTTTTAACTTTGAATCATCAATGTTAGAATACAAAGGTTTTTTATCTTTAAATTCTTTAATTGTTTCTTTATTTAATAGACCTAATCTTTTTTCTCTATATCTTGGAGCCTTCAGATCAGGTTTTTTAAAATTATTGATCATAGTTACACTTATAATTTACAAAAAAAACACCACTAAAAAAAGTTTCAGAGGTGCTCTTTATATTGCTTGATAGGTTAATTCACATATATTACCCATAGTTGGATGTTGAAGTTCTAGTTTACCAGACCTTCTATTACCTGTATACTTGTTATGATAATGGTAATAATCTGTCTTACATAAGCTGGGTAATGTCTTATGTATAAATCCACTATTTTCAGAAGTTGTTATATACTCTACCTTTCTTTCTTGATGAAAGTGTCCTGTGTATAAAGTACGGTTTCTAGTAGTACCCCACTCTTTTGCAAACTCACTTGCATATATAAGTGGTGTATTCTTAGAAGGTTTATCACCATGCTCAAATGCATTAAAGTTATCATTCCAAACATGCACTTTTCTTTCTAAATATTCTATGTCCCAGCTTATCTTATCTGAGTCAATAGATTTAGATAGAGCATGTGCCAAATGAAAAGATGATAACCTATCATGATTACCTGGTATATACACTACAGCTAACTCATTACAAAATGCTTTAAGATAGTTTATAGCCCAGTGCATTGCATCAAAAGCTTGAATATAAGAATCTGTAGCTGTAGCACAGTTATCTAAAGGTGTCCCGCTTGTAGTTGAGCCACTAAAGGTATCCATATTAATAAGATCTCCCCCTACTATAAAATATAACTTTTCTATATAGTGAGTGGCTGTACCTCTAGATATAAGATTTCTTATAGTATCCTCAAAGTCTTTATCTATAGTCTCATTACCCTCTTTACCAAAATGAATATCCTGTAATGATATAATACCACAAACTTTTTCTTTATCCTTTTTTAGTTTTGGTATATCTGCTTTTGGTACATAAAACTTTTTAGGTCTCCAGTTCTTTAGTAACTCTTCAAATAGTTGATCTTGTGGATCTTTTACTTTAGTTACTAAAGCAGATACTCTCCAATGGTCACCCATTTGTTTGTTCCAATACTGAGAAAGCTTCCATTGCTTGGTGTCAATCTTTAATAGTTTTACTATTTCTTCAGCTGACTTTGGTTCAAAATCAAAGGTACCTGATAATTTACCTGTACCTTTTTCTAAATCAATTGATTCAACAAGCTGTGCATTATCTGCAGCTTTATTAAAGAATTTAGTTTTACTTCTATCTTGCTTCCTTTCTTTTAAAACTTCTTTCTTTAATCTTTTATATTCTTTTAATGATATTCCTAACTTCTCTGAAACATATTCCGGACTCTTTTTCCATTTCAATGTTTCTCTTACTTGACTTTTTATAAATGACATGAATATTTAGGTTTAAATTTATCAAATATATAAATTTTTTTTGTTAATAAAAAGGGGCCCTGTTTCCAAGACCCCTTCCAACTTGGTGATAGAAAACCAACAAACCATCACTCTTGTTGTTTTTTTCTTATGAGGATAAGGTAGTAAACATTATTTCAATTGGTTTACAAGAGCCTGGTGCTCCTACAGTTTCTACCTTTATCTTATACATTACATTTGGTGTTAAACCTGTAACTACTTGTGTGAATACACTTGTTGCTACTGGACTAGTATTAACAAGCTGCCAACCTGTTGGGCTACCTGCATTATCATAATATATATTATGACCAGTGCTTAAACTTGAAACACCATTCCATACTACAGTAACACCTGTAGATGTTATTGCAGTTGCATATACGTTATATGGATTATGATTTATATCTTCACTATTACAAGATCCAACTCCGTTAACAATCATGCTTGCAAACTTCTGTATAATAGAATCTAATCTTTCTCCAGAATGTATAGATAGTAACTGGTTAGCTTCTCCTATTTGAAAACCTGTACCTGTATAACTAACACATGCTGCATCACATACAGAATCACACCTTTCATTTCCTACACTACAATCTGTATAAGAACAAGGATTAGTTAATCCAGAATCAGAGCATCCACAAGGTTGATTATTACATATCATAATTATTTATTTTTAAGGGTTTGAGCAACTTGCAATTAGTACACTATCTATTACTGAAACATCTGCGCTTACATTAAACGCACCACCAGTTTGAGTTGCTAACTCTTGCCATGGATAAACTGTTGAACCATTATGATTATAATCTTCCTCAACTCCAGCACCGCATACAATTACTTTAACATTTTGACTATTTGCTGTTGCAATTAATGATTGAATTGTTGCATAATCAGCTGCTCCAAATGATCCATCATCACCACCAGAAAGATTATCTGTAACTACAACAATATATTTAGCAACATTATTTCTAAATGCACCAAATAATGGATTAGTTGCTGCCATTACTAATTCTATTGCTATATCTGTTGGCTCAGCTCCACCAGGTGCTCCACTTCCTAAGTTTATACAAGATGAAGTGTTTCCTGTGCTACCTCCAGCTAATTTTTGAACTTGTGTATTTGCAGAAGTACCATTATTATTTGAGAACATTTCCCATGCAGTAATAACCGCTTTTGCATTTGGGCTAGTAAATTCACGTTTTTGAGCTGCTGGTAAACTTATATAATCTGCACAACCTGAATAAGTTGGAGTGCCTGTAGGTCCATATTCGTCTACAGTTGCAACCCCTACTCTATAGTTATTAGCACCACTTGCTGTATCTATTGAATTAATTAAAGTTGTAAATCCAGATTTAAAGCTCTGAATAGGACCGTTCATAGAACCAGTGTAATCAACTAAGAATGCTACATCCATACCATCACTACATGGAGGTGCTCCATCTAGAGATGAAAAGTCTACATCTGGACATTGTTTTGTTTGTCCTCCAACTACAATAGTTAGTCTAACTTTGTAATCACTATTAGCACTTAATGCACTAAATGTTTGAGTAACAGAACTACCTTGATTAGCTAATATATGTGTTTCTGATGCTGTACTATTTGTTGAACCTGTTGTAGTATTGTGCTCAAATGCTTCAATAGTAAATAGTGCAGATGTTCCAAAAGTATTAGTAAATGATACATCAAACCCTGAAGTAGTTTCATTACTAGAAGTCAGAGTTGGACATTCTATTACACCTGCCACTGTTTTGTTTATAGAACCTTCACAGTTGTTAGTACCATCATTAAAACACCAATTCATTGATACTGATAAATCACCAAATGTATTAAGAGAACTTACTGAAACATTAACACCAGATGGATTACTTTGTAATGATGTTACTTGCTCAGTTGCAACTACGCTAACACCATTTACATCTGTAATTGTTATTGTTTGGAATCCTCCACAATCATTAAATGATGATGGGATACTAGAACCAACAAAGTTAAGATTTACTTGTGATACATTTCCTGTACCTGAATCAATAACACTTGTTGCAACTAGATCCACTGTGATTGAATCACAAGCTCCTGGGCAACAGTTAAGTTGAATATCTTGTATAGCATTATAAAGATCATCTAATACAATCCATTGATTTTGTACAGACTGTGCTAATGTAGTAGTAGACGTATGCCATCCTGTTTGGCTTCCATAATTAGTTGATGGATTACTTAACAATGTATAATTACTTGTTAAACTTTGCTGTGATATTGCATTGTTAATTAAAGTAGGAGTACCTGTAGCAGTCTCTAAGGCACAGAACCTTGTCTCTAATGCTAATAATACTACTGATACATTTGTAAGTTGTCCGCCTGGTACAACGCACTGAGAAATGATTTGAGCTTCATTTACTGAACCAGAACTACATGGTAATACACAATTCTCTAGTATAGTAATTCTATCTCCTAAACTAGTGAGGGTATTATTTATAGTAGTAATAGAATCAAGTATGTCACATACTTTGTTTCCTACCAATAAAGCATATTGCTCTAATGGTAATGATGTCACTACAGCTCCTGTAGCTGGATCATTATACTGTAGATTAGTACATAAGTTTATGTTTGGTAAAGTAGTTGTGCCTCCGCTTCCTCCTGTAGGTAAATCACAAATATAATCTACAATAGCCTGTAGATTATCTTTTAATGTAGAAGGTGCAGTCCCTGTAGGTAAAGCACATTTAAGATCAAAGCCTGATAAATCTGGTTCTGATTGTACACCAGAAATTATATCACATAATTTTTCTGCTAGTTTTGCAACAACTTCACTTACAGTATCACCTGTACATAAGTCTATACAGGCAATGTCTGGGCCTTGCCAAATAACGCAATTAGATGAGATATTATTGCACCCATTTGTGTCTGAGCTTGATTGTGTAGGAATCATAGATATTTTATTTTTTCTAGTATACTGTATACACGTATATGTATAATATACAAAAGTTTAATAAATCAAACAAGCGTTTTGATATATTAAAGTATAAATAAAATATCTGTATTTACTTTATTTTTCTGTTTCTGCAGGCTCTTCTTCAATAGGAGTAATGGTTCCGTCTTCTATACTAATGTTACAACGTCCATATTTTTCTTCTAGTGTAGTGCCAATTTCTTGTAGTTCCTTTTGTGCAGCACCATAGTCTGCAAGCATTTTAGTTTTTTGAACTTCAGCTTGGCCAATTGCATTGGTAATTCTACCAATAACAGAATTAAGCTCTTGAATTTTACTAAGTTCTTCTTTAGAAACTTTTTCAACCTTTGGAGCTTTTGTTGATTTTGTTGATTTTTTTGCTTTTGCCATTTTAAATAAAGTTTATTTTAACAAATATATTAGATATTCTTTAAATATCAAAATTCTTTTTTATTCTTCTGTTACCCAAGGTAGATCATCTCTGATTACATCTCTTGGTACATGTTGGTTATTTATGTTTTCAGCTAATACATCTTGCATGTGTTGCATATCTACTGTAGCTTCTATCCATTCAATTACTTTTTCTTCAGTAACATCTGCATAAGGTATAAATGTACCGCCTTCTGAAGGATCATCAATAGCTATAGAACCAAGTGTTTGTGCAGTCAATGTATTACCATCTCTTTCATCACTTGCATGATATATAAATTCTATTCCTAAAATAACATCTGCGTTATCACCTAACTGTGGTGCTGTTTTAAGACGTTTTATTTCATATGTGTATTCCATAATTTTATATTTATTTCAAAGTTAATAATTTTTTTCCAATAATCCTATGGCTGAAAGCCATCACCTGGTCCACCTGGTCCACCTGGCCCATCTGGATCTCCTGGGTCTCCACCACCACAACTACAATCAGTAGCTGTAACTGTTCTTACATTACCATATCCTGTTCCAACAGAATTAGTAGCATAAGCTCTAATATAATAATTCATACTACCACAACAACATGGTACCATAATAGCTTGCGTTTGATCACTATAGAAAAAACTAGTACTATTCTGATTAGTGCCACTTACAAGTTTAGTAGTTCCAAACTGTCCAATTGTAGGAGTAGTATTCATTGAACTATATACAAATCCATATTCAGTTGTTGGTGGCGTATTATTTGATACATTACCACTCATGTTGAGTTGACCACCTCCTCCACAACTAAAACTAGCTTGGAAAGTTAAAACACCTGGTACTGCTCCTGGTGGTGCCTTGTCATGATCATAATTATAAAACTCAGTCATAGCATGAGGTGCAACACCATCTGGTCTATCAGCTATAGCATTATTAGTATTAATAGCACCATTATTGCCAGTTGACATATCTTTTAATGAAACATTACTAAATGTGTTGCTTCCACTATAGTTGTTATTATGCAACTCATTACGTATACCTCTTAGACTTATTGATCCTGATGCTGGTACTGCCATTATTTCTCATTTATTTGTTGTTTGAGATCTGCTACTTCAGCTTTTAATTCTTTGACAGCTTCTATAAGAACCGCTGTAAGTTTTTCATAATCTACAGTTTTGTATAGTTCTTCACTCTCATCTAAAAGAGGCATTTTCTTTTCTCTAACAACTTCAGGTATTACTTCCTCTACCTCTTGTGCAATAACTCCTATATCTCTCTGATCTTTTCTACTACCTTTATTCCAAGTATATTCAACACCTCTAAGTTTACATACTTTATCTAAAGCTCCATCAATTGTAAGCACATTATCTTTTAATCTTTCATCAGATATAGTACTTGAGTATGCAATAACATCTCTCTCTACATGAAGATCACCATCATTTTCAAGACGCATATCTTCTGCCCCATCTAAAAAGAAACCTATAGTTGTAGTTCTAATTTGTATTTTATCTGATGTTCCAGCTCTACCTAATTGTAAATCTTCATTGTGTGATCTTATGACACCCCCATCAACTTGTACTTCCTTATTAAAATAAAATCTTGCTCTATCTGTTTGAAAATGTGCATATGATGTATTTTGAGCACCAATTTGTACATTACCACTTGGTGTATTTACTTGCCAGTATCCTGTAGTACCGCTTGATGGTGTAAGACTATAAGATGTATTATCTTTGTCTCTAAAATTAGTACCATCTACATTACCAGCTGATCTTATATTTTGACCTTGGACACCTTGGTCTACAGAAAATGCATATGTGTCTAAGTTTTCATATGTGCTACCTTGTGTGCTATAACCTAATATAGAGTTTTGTATAACCGGTGTAACTGCAGTGTGAGATCCAAAATCATCTATATCACCTTGCTCATATACGTTGACTTCATAAGTAGATGCAACAGTTACATATACTTGTAATTTTTTATTACCATATGTTTGATCTCCATCTTTTAAAACTCTTACACCAGTAATTCTGTTTGAGTGACCACCTGTATTTAATACTGTATAATGTGAATCAGCATAACTACGCATCCATTCTATTCTTATATAAGAATGATCACCACTATCTCCATCTGTAACAATAATCTCTCCAGCTTGTCTATTGCTTGTGTTTTCTGCAACTGTCATCCAACCAGGTCCAACATTTGCACTAGTTTTACCTGTTCTTCTAAAAAATCTAGTTGCTTCAAAACCATCAACTCTATCAGCATCTAACCCTGATCCTGAACCATCATTACCTGCATGCCATGCTGTATTTCCTCTTATGTATACATTTCCAGTACAATAATGATTTAGATATAAATGTCCATCCCTACCTGCATCTATATGCAAATTATCATTTGAGTTTCTTATTCTTGAAATACCAGCTGAGTTTGAAGTTGTCCAACCTCCAATATAAAGTTTCTTGTTATATGAACTATTTTCAAAAACTAATCCCTGAGTATCTGTAGCTGCCCAAGTATATGTAACTCCTGCACTTACTCCGTCATCTGCATTACTTCTTAAAAAATCACTAGCATGTAAGCTATCTACTGTATCAGCGTTACTTACTGATTGTGAACCAATGTTACCAGTATGTATAAACTCTCTCCAACTACTTAATGAACCGCTTACATTTCTTCTAAAGTAAATATCATCACTGTGAAAACAAGCTGCTATATCAACATAGTAACCATTACTGTTACCATGATTCATTATTAAATGATGGAACCAATCACTAAATGGATTACCTGGTGTAGATCCATTCTGTCCTGTGCCACCACTACCACTCTGATCCATCCACTGTAAATAGCTTCCACCATATGATATTGTAGATTCTTCATAAAGCTTACTGTGTTGATGGCTATTATTAGCAACAACTGTAGTTAATGTAGCGTTTCCTGAGCCGTCCCAACTAACACTACCTGAAACATCACCATTTAAAGTTAATGTTCTTGCTGTAGTCCATTTTGCAGCAGATGATGCAGTTGAAGCATTACCTGATAATGCCCCTACAAATGTTGCTGCTTGAAGAGAGGCATTGTTTGTTGAACCATCACAATCAAAATGAAATCTTCCAACTCCATTAGCATCATCAAATCTAATAAAATCATTGTTTGCAAATTTTATTTTATTAGAAGATCCAACAACAGGAGTGTTCATTGTTATTGTGTTGAACGTACAAGATGTTGTTGTAGAAGCACCTCTACCTGTTACTGTTGCTAGTGTGTCTGCTTCAGCAGCTGATCCACTATTATCTGTAAAGTTTGCAGATATTGTTCCTCCATCATTCTGTGTAAGGGTTATAGTCTTTGTGCTTGTACCTGTTACTGCAATACCTGTAATATGATTATTAGAAGCTGTATTCCACTCGTCTATAGTTGTTTGTGAAAAATTTGCAGATGTCCAAACATCATGATAAGTACCCCATCCTTCACAACAATCTCTTAGTGCTCTTATCTTTAGTTTTCCTTCATCTGAACTATGCCAACCTGTAGACAATTCAAAACCAAGACTAGTAGTAGGCATAACTTGTAACGTAGCATCATAGGTAAATGGTCTATTACTTCCTGAAGAATAACCACTATAAGCCCATACTCCTTGGCCGTGATTACCTCTATTACTAGTTGATGTACTACTTGCTACATAATTTATATTTTGCCCCAAACCAGCACCTCCTCTATAATAAGTACCATGTTGACCATCAAGTTTATCTGCATCTAATCCTGAAAGTGCTCCGTCATTGCCAGCGTGCCATATGGTATTACCCTTGTGAGTTATACCACTAGAACTAAAAGCCAATTCATAATTTGTGTTTCCAGATGTTGAAAATTTCATCGCATCTGGAGATCCTTCATGGTAAAATATACCATAAGAAGTTGCACCTTTTAATTCTATAATAGGAGCAACGCTTCCTGCTGTCCAATCATAAACAAGTTTATCAAACTCTAAAGTTCCCCCAACCAAATTAGTGAATGTATCTGTAGCATCACTTCTTAAGTAAGACGAACCTTGAACACCATCTAATAAGTCTGCATCTAAACCTGAACCAGAGCCATCGTTACCAGTGTTCCATAATTTATATTCAGTAGCTTGAACATAACCAGTAGGTGCTGATGTACTGCCATTATTTGAATCAAATGGTGTTATACTACCATCACTTATATGACCTGTAGCAGTTAATTCTGAAAATTGACCAACTCTAACATATATATCTGTAGCAGATGTACTAACATCTACTTGTCCTACTTCATCAACAACTTCATCTGTGGCACTAGCATTATAATAAACTATATCATAATTATTGTCATTATTAAATTGACCAACAATTTTACCAAAAGCAGGTAAAGTTCCATCACTATATGAACTGCTTCTACCTGCTAATTCAATTATAAACCTTGATGATTGGCCTCCGCTAATTCTAGCTATTCTATAATATTGATTACTAGAAGATGCTGTATTTTGTAAAGCCCTCCAACTGTGAAAGCTATTATTACCATCACTTGAAAAACCATCATCTGCCTGTAATACTCCTTCTACAGTTATATCACCTTCAAATGTACCACCAGCTTTCAATACGTATCTATCATCGTGAGTATGACTGTTATTTACAACTTGAGCAGAAAGAGTTACATTTGCTGATCCGTCTAAAGTAACAGAACCGTTTAAATCTCCAGATAAAGTTATAGTTCTACCAGTTGTCCAAGCATCTGCGTTAGGGTGATAATTATCTGCAAAAACTCTTTGGCCTGTCCCCCATGTACTCCCATTCCAAGCACCTTTCCAAATATACATTTTTGGATCACCTGTGTTTTGGCCTTTATGAAAAGTAATTGCATTGGGTCCACCAGCGGAACTATCTGAATAAGTGTCAAGGGCAATCATATCTAAATATGATCCTCCTTGATTTCCTGTCATACCGTTAAATGTAGTAAAGAAAGGTCTTATTGCTTGAACTCCACTAACAATTCCAGTAGCACTTGGTTTTACATCTCTGTCATCAGTTGAATCTAATCTATGATGAAAGTGACTATCATCTGCTACTTGTCCTGATAATGTTACGTTTGCAGAACCATCTATAGATACAGATCCACTTAAGTCACCTCCTAATGTAATAGTTCTGGCAGTTGTCCACTTATCTGCATTCGGATGATAACTATCATGAAAAATTTTATTATCATAACTTGTACCATCACCTATATAAAGACTTCCAGCATTATTCATCAACCATTTTTCATTTGAAGTACCAAAAGTTGATGTACCAGTATTACCAGCTGCAAGCATTATAGGACCAGTTCTCATAAAACCTTGAACTTGAAGTTTTGCAGAGGAACTTGCTGATATTTCCCCACCTAGATTTAATTGAGTACCTTCAGTTTCTACATCTTTTCTTAAATATCTTGTGTCATGGTTATGTGAAGCTGGAGGATCACCTATTGCTGCTGCCCCAATATCACTACGTACTTGAGCTGCAGATCTAGTTTTAATTACTCCACTATCACTTGTTAAAAATACAGATGCAGCAGAACCTAAAGCACCAAGAGTATATAAAGTTGTACCTGTAGAATCCCATCCAATTCTTCTTGTACCTCCTGTAGAAATATCTACATGATCACCAGCAGAACTATAAATACCTGTATTAGTATCATTAGCGTTTACTGAATGTCTTCTACCAAAGTTAATTGCTGGTATTGCTTCTGTTCCTGGTGGAACCTCTATATAAGAATTATTAGTAACTTGTAGTCCTACAAATTTTACAAAAGTAGTTCCTCCATTACTTGTAATTTGTAAAGGTGTTGTATTATCACTATCATGTATATAGGTACCTGTACTACTTTGAAATATTCTACTAGTAACAAGATTATCATTAGATGAAAATACTGGAAGTCTTCCTGTGTTTCCTACACCTGTCCTGGTAACTACTGTATTACCGCCTATAGTTAAAGAAGAAAATGCACCTGCCTGAGCATAAATAGAGCGCCATTTATAAGATGTGCCACCTAAGTCATAACCTAAATCAACAGAAGGCTGTAAATGTTGATTAAATAACCATGAATTTCTAGCATCATTCCAAACTATAGTATAGTCAGATCCACCTTTAAGAGTTATACCTCCTCCATCAGCTGTTGTATCTGATGGTGTACTTACTTGACCTATAATAATATTCTTATCTTCTACAATAAGATTCTGTGTATCTAAAGTAGTAGTTGATCCGCTGACAGTTAAATCACCGCCAACAACAACATCTCCGTTACTTGTATAAGTATCAGATGTAAGTAATAGATGTCTCTTTGATGATGTAACTGTTGCCATTTATCTTAATCTTTTTCTAGTTATTTTAAACTTAATATTTGAATTCTTTGCAGCATCATGCATACTACCATAAGATACAAATAAAAACCCTTTATTCCCAATATAATAAGGTGCCATATCAGGTTGACCCGTTGCAGTAAACTTAACTCTTAACTGTGTTCCTGATGTTCCAAAGGTATGTGACTCATCACTTGTTCTATCAAATGTTTCCCATGTACTACCATTATCATTAGAAACATATACTGTTAAAGTGCAACCACTAGGTACCTTAAAATTATTAGAATTACCTACATAAACTTGATCTATATTTGCACTATTAGCAAGAGTAAAAGTACCAAACACAGCTTCCCAATTTCCTATAAGTTGATTTGGATAATCTGTTTCTTCCCATATTTTAAATGAATGACCATCATTACTATAACCCATTTGTATCCAATAGTTAGTACCATTAGCAGATGACATTAAAACCATAGGAGAACCATAATCAGATCTATATGATCTACCTCTGCCACCTGTTGTTGTATCCTCAGTAATATTATCATGTCTTAAAACTATAGCTGTTTGTTCATTTTCAAAATCTACAAAACCTCTAATAGTAGCCCATCCTCTATCAGGTGATGTAACACAATGACTTGGGTATCCAGGTAACTTATCCATAGGTGTACCTGTTGTTTTTTGATATTTGTTACCAAATCTAAAGTTTACTGGTACTTCAAAATTGTTTGCCCAATTATTAAAAAACTCAACTCTTTTTTGAATTGTAGGTGGATTACCAGAAAAACATGGTGTAATATCCATTTTAAGTAATCTTGAAGATCCTCCGGTACAAATAATATTAGGTGCATTTACTGGATCTTCTATGAATAAACCTTGTTCATAACCATCATCTCCTTCACCTGCATCTGCTACATCACACCAAATAGTTCTTGGTGATGCTGAAGATGCATCTTCTACTACTGTAAACATAGCATTATAAAATGGGAACCAAAATACTCTATCATTTACTTCATCATAAAATAAAGTATGTCTGTATCCATTTCTATCTATTGGTGATGTTCCTGATTTATAAACAGAAGAGCTTGTCATATCAAGTATTTCTTCTGTACCGGATACAGTCCTTCTCATTAGTTTTTTATAGTGACGTGCATTATGTTCTCCTGCATATATCCATTGTCCTGCTGCAACAAGACCGCTTGTATATGAATTACCAACTCTTCTTATAGTAGAGCCAGATGTATTTGAACTGCCTATAAAATATTGTGGATTAGAATGAGATGGTCTAGCATCTTTAACAAATGTTGTACCTCCATTCAAACAACCACTATAATCAAATGTTGTATAGCCATTTACATTATAAGTCATTACAACACCTTTTTTATTTATTTTATCTATAGCTACAGATTGTAAGTGATTATATGTAGCTGAGGTGTCTCTATAAAGAAATTGGGTTTCTTGAAATATTTTAGTTAGAGTTCCATCATTATTTAATCTTCTACAAGCAAACCCATCTCCCCAACCTACTGTAAATAATAAATCACCATCTATTTCATAACCATTAGGAAAACCAATTACTCTATCACCTCCATCATATTCACCACTACTAGAACTTGTATGTAAATTAGACATACCACCTTTAAATACAGGTATAAGACCAAACTGACCTCTAGAGGCAGCTATAGCACAACCTGTAAGTGACAAATCATTGCTATTATCTAAAAGTACTGTCTTAAAGTTAGCCATTCTGTAATTCTTGTATTTTGCTATTAGCTTCTGCTAATCCAATTTTTAATAATATAATAAGCTGATCATCTTCATTTCTTTCTATTTCTATTTGAAGATCCTCTTCTCTATCAGCTTTAATTTTTTCCCAATATTCTAAACTATCTGCTTCCATTATGTCACTGTTGTTTCAACCCAGAACTGATGATAGTTGAGGTTATTGTTACCACTTATTTCATACATATAACTTTTATTCATGCCAGAATATATCAAAGTAGCTGATGACCTTGATAAACTTCCTTGACTAGCGTGTTCATGTTTGTATACATTATATGCTGTAACAAATCTTGCATTACTGCTTGGTGGATCCCATTGTATATAAAACGCAGTATTTAAATTTACTACACTCATATTAGTTGGCTCAACCGGAGTTGTAACCGTATATGTTATACTACCTGATAATGCATTAGACATTACTCCTGTCTTCATTGCATATACTCTGTATGCTTGAGCTCCAGAATCATCAAAAGAATCATCTATAACACTCATAGTAGCACTCATTGAGGCAGGTTCTATTACAGAAATCAATGAATAATCACCACCATTAGCTGAACCAAATACTAGGTATTGATCTATATTTGATGTACTTGATGCATTAAATGTTACATTTACTGTATTGTTTACTATACTTAAATTTAAGTTAGTTGGTGCACTCGGTGCAGTTACTGTAGTACCTTGTAAGTCACTCCAAGATGCTGTTATTGTACCCCCGTCATTTTGATTTAATGTAAGGGTTTTTGTAGATGTACCTGATACAGAAGCACTAATAATCATATTATCATGTGCCTCATTCCATGTTGTAGAAGTACCACCTGTTGCAGCTATTACTCCATTAACAGTTAATCCATCATTTATATAAACATCACCTGAGCCAGATTGTAAGGTTAATTGATATGGATTTGCTGTTTGTATAAATCCGTTTGTATATAGTCTAATAGCGTCAGGATCATTAGTACCATGTATAGAAACATAATCTGTACTTGCATTATCATCTGAAGGCACTAAGTGTAATACACCTTCATTTTGTTCATTTGGAGAAGCACTTTCAGATGTTTCATGCATTATATATCCAGGATCATTACTATTAGTTCCTGCCTGAAAATATATATATGACTTATCTGTTGAAGAGTCTGCAAAAGTATCTGCTATACTTGTTGTACCATTCTCTGTATATATGTCTATTCTAGGATTATTACCCGTTTCTCCAACAAACAAATGATCAAAATGTCCTTCTGCCCATTTATTTGCATTTGATCCTAGATCATATGTAGAGTCTGCTGATGGTATAATATCACCAGCAAAAGAACCAAACTGTGATACATAATTAGCTGTTGTTAAAACAAGTGCGTTAGTTGCGTGATTAGTGCTTGATCCAAATCTTAAATCAGCAGAAGAATCAACTCCTAAGTATCTTGAGAAACCACTACCTGAAGAAGGAGACACAGTAAAGTTAATGCCTACTTGCATTGTAGAAGCGGCACTTCTTTTTACCGTTAAAGGATTTGCTATATTACCATCATCTACAACAGCACCAAGAATATTACCTTGTGGATCAAAAGTTCCTGTAACAGTAGTGTTTTCATTAAGAGTTATAGCACTACTTGTAATAGTCATTGAGTTAACTGTAGAGCCATTTGCCTGGAAGGCTATGCTACCAGTATTGTTGTCTAAAGTAAAGTTACCAGAAGTGTTACCTGTCATATCCACTTGCGTGTTAGACTGGTTCATACTTATTGACCCTTCAGATATTACATTACCACTTTGATCTACGGTAAATACTACGTTTCCTGCAGCGTATGTACTTGTATTAGATAGTATTTGGAATTCATGTGTATTTTCATCATTGTTAGCATCTACATAAAACCTATGTCCTTGATTAGATATATAATTTATATAAGCAGCTGTGTTGTTTTGTATTTTATCTTTAGTATGTAAATTATCAAAATACCCATGTTGAAATCTAACACCATTAGTACCTATAGTATGTGTAGAATCTGCATTAGTTCTAAGACCATTTATGGTTATATTATTATCTGTTACTGAGCCTCTTTCTACTACAGTATCTAATGTATCTTGTTCAGTAATTCCTGCTATTGCATTATCTACATAAGTTTTATTTGCTGCATCTGTTCCTGCACTAACTGTATCTACACCTTGTATTCTACCTGTACCACCTAAAATAATATCTCCACCACTTACAGTTATATCACCTGCAAAAGTTACAGCACCACCTCCACTAGTATTTATATCTGAAATATTTATTAATTCTAAATTATTGGTACCTGAAACTCTCCTAAAGCCATTTAAAAAACTGTTACCTGCATTGTTTTTAAACTTTAATGTTCCTCCGGCAAGAAAATTGTTATCAGATTGTATGTAGGAAGTGGCTTCTATATTGCCTGTAAAAGTTCCGTTACCACTAACTGTTAGTGAGCCATTTGGTATACTAACATCCCCATCATAACTAACTCTAAAACTTTCTGCTAAACCACTACTGTTACCAGACTCATCGCTTCCAATAGGAGCTGTATATACCACAAATGAACCAGCACCTTCTTTTGATATTGCGTTAGCATCTGCATCAGGACCAACCTGAGCACCTATACGTACTTGAGGTGTGAAATTTGCATTAGTATCAGTAAACTTAAAGTCTATAAAACTTTGTTGCTGTGATATATCATTACCAACGTTATTATCAAGTTCTAAAAAAGTAGTACCAGTTGAACTGCCAGATGTGTTTGTTGATAAACCAATTTCTAAAGCACCAGTCATTGTATCACCGGTAACATTTACGTATCTTGTGTCAGCATCTGCTTGTGTTATACCAGAACCACCAGTAGATACACTACCATCAGCCATCAAGAACTGTGAAGATGTACCGCCTGATTTTATAAACGAAGTAGAGGTCAGTCCTTGAAAAGTACCATTTCTATGTAACTCAACTCTTGTTGTTCCTGAGTCTTGTATTCTTAGCAAGTCATCATTATCTCCATCTAATCCAGTGACGTTTATTCTAAAACCACTTGCATTATTAGTGGAGTTTGCAACTAAAATAGGACCAGCGTTACTTATACGTATATTACCAATAAACTCATTAGTTCCAGTGCCATTTACATCTAAAACACCTGCAAACGTGGCGTCACCAGTAGCTGTTAGTGATAAAGCTATTACACTATTTGTGTCTGTATGTGTATTTTTAAACTGAAAACCTCTACCTGATACTCCATGGGTTGCCATCCAATCACTGTCAGCAAGTTTTCTAAATTGATTATTTGCATAAAAGTTATTTTCAGTCCACACACCAGCTTCATTAATTCTAGACCTTCTTGTTCCATCGGTAGCTATTGATACTTGTTCTTTATTATTTGATGCATCATAATCTTCA